GCAATAGACGGCTGGGCTATGCCCAATGCCCTAGCTAGGGCAGCTTGGCTACCAACTGCTTCTATAGCCTGTTTTAGGGCCATTGCGGCATTGTCAGTGATTTCGCTCATTTCATTTATAGGCTATACCTAAACAATAGGCATCGGCAACGGCCCATAGCGCATAGCAGCCATCGTGTATTTGCATAGATATAGGTATTGCCTTTATATAGGAACGGCCTATTGTGTTCATGACCGCTAACCGGAGAGCCGATATGACCACTTACGAGATCGTAGCCGACACCGCCCGCACCTTCGCCCTCCGCAATAAGGCGACCGGCCAATTCGAGCACGATGGCTTTCCGTCAAAGGCCCTCGTCCGCAGTTTCTTTGAACTCCATTTTGGCTGGCGCACGGCTTCCGATCCGCTCGGCCAATACAAGCTGGAGAACTGAGCCATGGTCGATATCGTGGATCAACTTCGCGAAGTTAGGTCGAAAAACTTTCACCCCGACAGCCTACGCACGATGGTTTTGTGGGGGGCCGACGAAATTGAGCGGCTTCGGACGGCAATAAAAGGTGCCGAGATTGCCTTAGCGCGCGACGAGGATATCGACGGCGCAATCCATTGTTTGCTCTCAGTTTACAAGACCGGAGCCACGCCATGAAAATCCTCACCGACTATTGGGCAAAGCCAATCCCGCTCCGTCAATTCGACTGGTCGGCCACCACGGATAATTACGAGCCGGGATGCCCGATTGGCTATGGCCACACCGAACAGGAAGCCATCGCGGATTTGCGCGAGCAACTTGAGGAACGCGCGTCATGATGCTCCGCATAATCGACTTAGCCAATCGCCCTATCGGATCGTTTTCGACGCCATGTGCCGACCGTTGGCTAAAAGTCCAACACCTTGTCGGGGATTGGTTTGACGTTGATCCTGACGATGTAACTTCGCGCAACGATGAGGACGATTTTGATTTGATTTGCGTGCGTGGCGAAGTTGTCGGGCGCATTATTTCGACGGCAGGATGGGCGGCATGATGCCGGACACAAAACTATTGCAACTAATCGACAAGATTGTGGGCGGGGGCTATGACCCTGTAGCCGCCATCGTCGATAACGAGGAAGAACGCGGCTTCAAGATTGTTCGTCCCGGTGACGTTCCGTGGTTTCGCTTAGGTGATTGGCAAGCGGCTTCGGTTGCTTCGATCAACGGTAACAACGTCCGCCTTGTTCTATTGCACGCTATTGAAAGCGACCGTGGCGCGATGACGCGCACAATCGCTGCCATTATGGAAGCGGGATTGATACCAAACATAATCGACCCGACGCGCGAACTTGGCGAAACACTAAAGCGGCGCAAATGGAAACATCGTATCAAAGGTTCAACTTTTGAGGATCGCGAAACGATATGGTTCCCGTCATGACCACCGACTTAAGAACCCGCGAACAACAAATCATCGCACTCCTAATCGACGGCCATCCCAATAAGGTCATAGCCTTCCGATTGGGTATCAGGGAGGATACGGTTAAATCACATTTGGTTTCGATCTACCGCAAGCATGATGTGAAGGGTCGGGTTGCGCTGGCGGTTCTTCAACTCCGGCAGGGTTCGCCATGAGATATGAAAGCTTAATGCGGAAGCGGCAAAATCTCATTCGTGAGATAGCTAAGCTTCGCGCTCGACATGGAACGCGGAAACCGTTGCTGAATCGATTAATCCAATTAACAGTCCAGCAATTGAAGCAGGAAAACAGGGCGGCAAAGTTGAAACACAGGAGCGTAGCATGAGCGTACCAGTCAAATTACCAGTTCACAGCGAAATCATGGAAAGCGTTTTGCTTGCTGGCGATATTAGCAAGCTTACGCCGGATGAGCGGGTTCGCTATTATGGCGAAGTTTGCCAGAGCATGGGACTTAATCCCCTCACAAAGCCATTCGAGTTCATCACTCTGAATGGCAAGTTGCAGCTTTACGCGCTGCGCTCATGCACGGACCAGCTTCGCAAGATCAATGGAGTGACGCTCGAAATCGTTTCGCGTGAAATCGCGCATGATATTCTGACCGTTCATGTACGCGCCAAGTTGCCGGACGGCCGCAGCGATGAGGATTTGGGCGCGGTGGCATTCCCGGAAACGCTCAAGGGCGAAGCTCGCGCCAATGCAGAGCTGAAAGCCGTCACCAAGGCCAAGCGCCGCGCCACTCTCTCAATCTGCGGTCTTGGCTGGCTCGATGAAACCGAAATCGAGGACATTCCGGCTGTCGCCAAGCGGCCAGCGCCGTCAGCAAATGGCAATGGAAACGGCGCATATATCAACGCCGCGCAAGTCATAGAAATCCAAGAGCGCATCGTCGCCGTGGGCGCAGACATTGGCAAGTTCTGTAAATATATTGGCGTCGAAAAAATCGAGAGCATTCCAGAGAGCAAATACCAACACGCCAAGGCACTCCTGGACGCAAAGGAGCGCCAATCGTGAGCGAAGAACTTAAACAGGGTTCGCCTGAGTGGTTTGCAGCGCGACTCGGCCGCGTAACGGCTTCGCGCATCGCGGATGTGATTGCCAAGACCAAGAGCGGATGGGGGGCATCGCGCGCTAACTACATGGCGGAATTAGTTGCCGAGCGGCTTACCGGGACAGTTGCTCCGTCTTACACGAATGCCGCCATGCAATGGGGAACTGAAACTGAACCACTGGCGCGGGCTGCATATGAATTCAGGCAAGACAAAACTGTAGCCGAAGTTGGCTTCATTACTCACCCAACAATCAAAATGTCTGGCGCAAGTCCAGATGGCCTAGTAGGCGAAGGCGGCTTAGTGGAAATCAAATGTCCCACGACAGCCACTCACATTGACACACTGTTGGGGCAAGCCGTTCCGGCAAAATACACGTCGCAAATGCAATGGCAGATGGCGTGTACGGGCGGCATCTGGTGCGATTTTGTTTCATTCGATCCACGGCTACCGGCAGCGATGCAATTATTCGTCTCTCGCGTCGAGCGCGACGACAAGCAGATTGCCGAACTTGAAACGCTGGTTAAAGACTTTCTTACCGAAGTAGAGCTGCGCGTCCACGATCTTACGCAACTCTATGGCGGAACGCCAGCAATTGCAGAGGCGGCATGAACACTCCCGCTGCATTTCGCGCCTGCTATTCGGATTGGAAACTTATCCGCACGCGAAGCTGTGTGCAGGTAGTTTTTGAAGTCCCATTAGAAAGCGCGGATGCAGCTTACGCGGCGCTAGGCGGAATGCCAAACCCTGCTGCGGAAGTGTGGTTTGGCATTGCCAGACTTAAGACTGACAAAGTTTCTGACGGCGCGAAAGAAGCGGCAACACGGCCTGACAAAACCGATGTTGCCGCTTCTCGCGCTCATAAGCCGGTTGATCCATCTAAGCGTCTGGCCCAACGCGCGGGCATACTTTCGGGGAATGATCTTTTCCACAAATGGTGGAATGAAAACGCACCGATTGGCGCTGGTCCTATTACGGATAAGGAAGAAGCCGCCAACGCAATCCGGGAATACTGCCGCGTTGAATCCCGCGCCGATATTATTCCGGGATCGGAAGCGGCAACACGATTTGATTTGCTGGAAAGCGCGTTTGTGTGTTGGCGGGATCGCGATCAGTTTGTGGAGCAATCCACATGAGTGCCTTTGAAAACATCGCCGTTCCGTTCAAACAATGGGACAATCACCAAGTTATTTTTGATGTTCAACTTGCGGAGCATCCTTGGCTGGCAGATTTCATTGGGCGCTTTCCAAAATGTTTTGAGCGTATCGATGCTCAATGCCTATGGAAATATTATCCTGACGGTGACGCGCCATGACGCGCTCCGTCGAAGAATGGATTGGCAAAACAGACGATAGCGCGATTCCGCCGCGCGTGCGCGTCCGCATCTTCGACAAATATCAAGGCCGCTGCCAATGCGGTTGTTCACGCAAAATCATGGTTGGCGAGCGATGGGATTGCGAAGATGAAATCGCAATCATCAATGGGGGCCAGCGCCGCGAATCCAATCTGCGGCCGTTCCTGACTGAGCATCATCCACAAAAGACAGCTTGCGATGTTGCGATCAAATCAAAAACGTATAAGCGCCGCGCAAAACATCTTGGCATTAAACGCAGGTCCAGCTTCGCCACAAACCGCGATGGAAAATTCAAGCGCAAGATGGATGGTACTGTCGTTGCGCGTTAACGTCTGCAAAATGCGAGGGAAAACCATGAGCATTATCGAGCAAGTCACCGTTCCGCCGGGGAAACGCGGAGATTGGATTATTGAGCGGTTCGAGATAACCGAACACGACGCTATGATGGGTCGCATTCGCGCAATGCAGCACGGTCGCGGCGCGGCAAGTCCAGGCACCTATACAGCCCTAAAGCACACGCGCCGTGGCCTCATTATGAGCGACACGCCGGACGAAATGCGCGACCATTATTCTATCGTACTCCAAGCGCGCAGCCATGTTCTACTAAACGGCCTCGGTATTGGGATGGTACTTGCGGCGGTACTCAAACGCGATGGCGTGGACCGCGTGACGGTTATTGAGAAGGAGACTGACGTAATTGCGCTCGCTGGCCCTCATTACCAAGCCGACAGCCGAGTGGAGATCATCTGTGCTGACGCCTTTAGCTATCAGCCGCCGAAGGGCGTCCGATACGGAGCGGTATGGCACGACATTTGGGACGATCTGTGCGCCGACAATCTTGACGGCATGACGAGGCTAAAACGAAAGTATGGGCGGCGCGCCGACTGGCAAGGATGTTGGGGCGAGCACTACATTCGCCGGCATTGTCGCTAAAGGAGCGTCAGTGTGAAAAAGACAATCTTTGATAAGCCGCCCGATACCGTTAATGCGTTAACCGTAGCCCTCCAACGGATTGAGGAACTACGCGCCGAGGTTGCGCACTTGACATTCTGTTTGGAGAGCCGCGATCAATTCATAGGCGACCGTGGATTGTGGATGGATTACGTCAAAACGCTTCCACAGTTTAAGGCTGGTCGTCCCGGTTATACGTGGTCCCCAAATCCGCCAGCGAGGCAATCGTGATTAAGCCGAGTGGTATTTTGACTTTTTGCGATGCAGAAGGGAAGCCACATCTGCGCATATTGCAGGAGTATTTTGAAAATGAAGATAGAATTAAGCTCGCCGCATACCGAGAGGGGTTCAAACACGGAAAAGAAACCGCAGAACGGCGAGAAAATTAGGACCGTCAGGACCAATGGAAAAATTCTATGTCCACTCGGAGGAATTTTGGGGCAGTACGCGCCAGTGGGCGGTCTTTGAGCGATTACCATGGCCGGATCGTTGGCGGCGCGTCAGCAAGTTCTTCCTAACGCCGCGACCGGCTGAAAAATTGCTAGATCGGATGCTTGCGGATCAAAGGCGCTATGAGCAGGCAATGTACGAAAAACGCGCGGCTCCGTTGGCTGTAACAATTCGTGATTAGACATATTCGCGGATTAGCGTATTGTCGATTTCAGAGACAAGGGAGCTTGGACATGCACACCACCATCAATCACCAAATCATCACTTTCTTCCCCTCTAAGGTGAAGGCCGACGAGTTGGCTGTGTCCTTACTCTCCGACGATCCCGACACCGACTATCGCGTGGTCGAGGCTTCCAAAGGTTTCTTCGTGGCGATCTTCGAGGACGGCACTCAGGTTCACACCATCTAAAGGATAACGCCGATGAGGCTGCCCGGAATTTGCTATGTGTCGCATGAATGGCTCAAGATGGCCGGGGCCAACGAAACACAGTTGCCTAATGGCCGATACGTTCCGGCGAGGGCAGAGCCACTTTATTCAGTTACGCAACGGTGGCGCGCAACATGGCTCGTATTTACCGGACGCGCTGATGCGCTCGTATGGCCAGAGACACTTGTTGGACGGCCAAATCTTTAACGCACCGAAAGACCAATTGCGACGGATTCGGTTTGGTAAAAATGAACGCTGATGATGTGCGGCTTAGATTGCGTCAAGCTTGTGCCGCTATCGGAAGCGCAGCGGCGTGGGCAAAAACAAACAAACTTTCTCCCGCCTACGTCAGCGACGTTCTCAATAGACGTCGCGATCCTGGTCCAGCGATATGTGATGCTCTTGGCATTGAGTCCGAAGTAACCTACCGAAAGGTAAAGTCGTGAAAGTCAGTGAGCTAATCCAATCCTACCGCACCGACGCGGCCAGCACCTACGGCAAGTGCCGTTACAAAACCCGCGAGCATTACGACTGTCTCTGCAAGCGCATTGAGGCCGACCTTGGCGACAAGGAAATCGGCGAGATCAAAACCCGCGACCTAATCCTGACGCATCAAGCCTGGATGCTACGCGGTATCCCAATGTCCCACGCTTTGATCGGGATGCTGAGAATCCTGTGCAACTACGGAAACGTGGTCCTAGAGGACGACGACTGTGTGCGCCTCTCTACCAGGCTACACGCCATGCGGTTCCAGATGGGTAAGCCTAGAGTTACGCGCATGACGGCCGATCAGGTTGTCACCATCCGCAGGGAGGCCCGCCGGACTGGCCGGGGGTCTATCGCTACGGCGCAGGCGCTTCAATTTGACCTGATGCTGAGGCAAAAGGACTGCATTGGCGAGTGGGTTCCGCTGTCCGAACCGGGCGACTCCAACGTTACCGATAACGGCTTTAAGTGGCTCCGTGGTATCCGGTGGGAGGAAATAGACGAAAACATGGTCCTTCGGCACGTTACGTCAAAACGGCTCAAGGAAATCGAGGTTAACCTGGCCTTGGCTCCCATGCTTATGGAGGAATTGAGGTTCGATCACTTGATCGTAGAACGTGCCCAGTTGCCACAGAGCGGCCCGCTGATCGTCTCCGAGGAAACCGGCCTCCCGTACAACGCTTGGGATTTCCGCCGTCTGTGGCGCTCCCTGGCCCGCCAGTGCGGAATCCCCGACGACATCCGCAACATGGACACCCGCGCGGGGGCAATTTCTGAGGCTACGGACGCAGGGGTGAGCCTAGAGCTAGTCCGGCACGCGGCTACCCATTCGGACGTGGCTACTACGGCGCGGTACTCGCGTGGGGCGACGGACAAGATCGCCGAAGTGATGAAACTGCGGGCTGATGCAAGAAAGGCCGTGTGATGGGTGAAGGTTTGCAAAAAGTTCATGCCCGGCACATCAAGCTACGCCCGAAGCAGATAGAGGCCCTTAAATGGCTATCCAAAGAGCCGTGGTGCTCGCCGTGGTGGGGCGGCAAGCCGCATGGCTCTTGGCCGAAGCAAATGCCGGCGCAGACCTACAACAGTCTCGCGCTCGCAAAGTTAATTGAGACTCGCACTGGCGAATGGGCCGACAAAATCGTGTCGATATCCGAAACGGGCCGCATCGCCTTGGCCGCTAACTCTGTAATTTTTTAACGGGTTAAGGAACAAAATGCAGATCGCCGCCAGTAACGAAACGCCGAACGTTGTCCATCCTTACTGCAAAGCCTGTGGCTGGCGTAAGGGCGGCCGAGACTCATGGGACGGCTTTGTCTGCAAGTGCGGGTTCAGCGAGCCTCCGATTCGGCGAGTTGATGAGGAAAAGCCATGATGGTCAATTCAGAACGAATGTGGGTCGTTCGCCTCAAAGAAAAACACGGCGGCATTGTCCATGGCAGCATTGCTGACACTCGCGAACATGCCATCAAGTTATTTCTAGGCGACAAACTGAAATCGCGGAAGGAATTATTGGGGCCGAACGGATGCTACGAAGCAATCCCAGTTTGGTGCTCGATGATAAGGCCTTCGCGTTCTTGAATGGTTAGGGGACTAAACGATGCCCGTGAAGATCAAGGATTTTAGGGCTAATTGCCGGACCTACGGAGACAGACTCACGGAAGCGTGGGCGAACACGCGCAACTCGCCAATTGTCGTTCACCGACAGATCGGCACGGACGGGGAGCTTTACGGCGATTTTATTCTGTCCCATCGAGTATCCGGATTAACGATCAGATCGTGGCGCTACAGCTACAAGAAACGCAGCGAGGCCCTAAAGGCAGCGGCAAGGATCGAGAGATTTCCAGAATGGAAAAGAGTAGGACGAGCGCCAGGACCAGAGTTGAAGCCGCTCGGTTGGAGCAAGCGACTGGAAAAAACCCTCGGCAATAAAGTCGGAAGGGCTCTATCTCCCGAAACGCCGCTTTGATGATAAAATTCTGAATGGTCAGTGATGGGAAATGGGACCGGACGGAAAGATCATCGTGTCATGTCGAATGACGCCAGAGGAAGTCGTCGAAATGGAGCGCCTAATCACAAGGGACGGCTTCAAATCTCGCAACGCATGGCTGCGCGACCGAATCCTAGAGGATGTGGAGATAGCAAAGACATTCGACGAAATAGCGCCACATCCGATTTGGGACCGATGACCACAGAGCAGCTTGACCATTAGGGGACAGCAGATGAGCCGCCGCGAACGCATAATGAGAAACCGCTATGCCGATTTGGCGCACGGTGCTGTCACGAACTGCCGCCGCTGGGCCGAGGAAGGGCTTGGGTTCAATTGTACCTTCGTGGACGACGATATGAGGGTCATTGTTGGACTCGCACAGCGCGCCGTCCTCGCCGGACTAGATAGCGATGCGAAGCCAGATATGCAGCGGCGTTTTCGTGAGGCCGCAGAAAAGCACCGGGCCGATCACGAGCGGATGCTTGGTCGTCCGATAGTTGCTCGGTGACTGAATGGTTAGTGATGGAAACGCAGGCAAACCGATCTGATAGGACGCGCGCCGACGACAAGGTGTCGGAAAAGACCGTTCGATCTTTCGAGCGGCTTGAGAACTATAGCCCTGCCGTGCGCGAGTGCGTCTTTGAGTTTGGCGAGCCGATTGTGACCGCCTGCCTACTTGCTGGTGTTAAGGACCCCCGGCGCATTCGCCAACTGGTCAAGGAGATTTGGGATGGCGCGCGCCAGCCTACGCAGCGCCGCCCGCTGCTTGGTTCGTTGGATTGGGTATTGATGCAGGCTGGCGCGCAAATCAGCGCCAAAACGCTTGTGCGTGTCCTACGCGATAATTGCTATTTCCTGGTGCCGATGGACCCGACAAAGGAGATGTTGGAGGCCAGCATGAACACCGTGTCGAATTTCGATGTTCGGATCACGAAGCGCGACAAGCATCGCTTGCGCATCCGGGCAGCGATAGAAGCTGGCGTCAAACATCTTTGGCCAGTTCTGTAATGATGAAATAACGATGACTTTGTGGGCACCAAAATGGTCGCAGACCAACGAACTCGACGGACACCGCGAGTATCTGTCTATTTGGCATCGCCATCTTGGGATCAAGTTTCCAACTGTGTTCACGACACGGCGGGAATGCCGCGAGTTTATCGACAAAGAATATGGCTACATTCGCGAACGGCCTGACTTACGGCGTGAGCCACACTGCTGGCGCGTGCCAAGGGCCGTCAAAGTTGAGATCGTTACCGGGGATTGCTAGGGCGATGGCCAAGCAATGGGGTACGCCAGACGGTGGAAGCGATTTCTGCCGACATTGCGGGGCTGATATTCCGCCTCGTTTCGGTGAAGGGACCTGTCCCGAATGCGCCCAAAAAGAGGTAGTTCACTGATACGCCGTCAACAGTAAACACAGGAGAGAACGATGCCACACCTGATAAACTGGATTGCGATAGCGATCTGTGCCCTCGCCATCTTAGCGAATGTCGGCGTAATTGTTTGGCGCTAACGCCGTTAGGAGATAAGAAATGGTGCCTGAATTTATCGAGTTCAAGAAAATCCCCCGGCTTGCGCGGGAGTGCGTCGTCACCGAGAAGATCGACGGCACGAACGGCGTGGTCATGATTACCGAGGACGGCGACGTATTTGCCGGCAGCAAATCGCGCTGGATCACGCCGGCTGAGGATAACTACGGCTTCGCCAAATGGGTCGAAGGCAACAAAACCGAACTGATGAAGCTCGGTCCCGGTCGGCACTACGGCGAATGGTGGGGCCAAGGCATCCAACGTAATTACAGCCTGACCGAAAAGCGGTGGTCGTTGTTCAACGTGTCTAAATGGGCCGACGACGCTCTGCGCCCAGCCTGTTGTCATGTGGTGCCAGTGCTGGCCCGCGATCTATTCGACGCGCCTGCGCTCGGCCTCAAGGTCCTTAAGAGGCTCAAGGAGGAAGGTAGCGCTGCCGCGCCCGGTTTCATGAAACCGGAGGGCATCATCATCTTCCACGTCGCCGGAAATCTTCTGTTCAAAAAGACGATTGAAAAGGATGAGGAATGGAAGGGCAAAGCGGCGCACGCCGCTTAGTCCTCTAACGCGGCAATAGGGTCAAACGACATGAAAATTCTGGACGCGCTGTTCTACGGGTCAACAGTTTTGTGCATTGGCACGATGATCGTCGCGGGCGTTATGCTGGTGATGGACGGTCCAATCGTGGCGCTCCCCTTCATGATGCTGTTCCAGATATTTATTGTGCCAATGTTTGTGTGTGTTGCCATCAAGAAATCGCGAATGCGCGCGGGAGTAAAATGAGCAACATCGAATTTAATTCGCGGCAATAGGACAAAACCGTGCGCCATCCGCTCAAATGTTATTGGCCCCACGAGCCATGCACCTGTGAACGCTCGCTTGCGATTTGCATTGCTATAGGGGCAGCGTTCCTTTTCGCGCTAGGGTTTTTGGGGCGCTACCTATGAAAGAACCCGTCGATCACATTCTCCGCCCGCGCCTGCCGTGGCGATCACCGAATGATCCGGCCATCACCGAATGCGGCTATGATGCCTCGAAGGTCAAGACGCTCACGCGAGACGAGTTTTTCAAGCGCGAGAAGGACCTTGGCCGGCAGCGGATGGCAATGCTGACCTGCATGACCTGCGCCGACACGGCCCGGCGGTGGGGACGGTGGCAGGATGATCCGCGGTTGGCGATGCAGCGCGAGATCGAATGGGAGCGCGGCAATCACTATTACTCGCACGGCCGCGAAGATCGCGGGTGTCTGCTTCGGGACGAATTGACGGTCATAAGCGGCTTAATCGAAGCACACCGCGGCGAGTTCGACACCGCGTTGGTGGAGATCGTTCAGCGCCGGGAGTGGAATGAGAAAAAAGCCGCGATGACCGAAAAGAAGCCGACCCGAGCGCCGGGCGGTCTTTAATGGGGAGACAATGATGGCCGAGAGTTTTTTCGGGCGATGGTCGAAGGTGATCGAGCGAATGCCCATAAAGATACGGCGACACACCATCGAGCGTGTGGGCTCGATTGTTCATGAGTACAGCGCCGAATATGAGCTTCGCGATCCCGACTATACGCCAACTGAGTTTGAGCGGCAGATGCTTGAGGATTTTGGCAACGGGCTGGTCGCGGAGATTGAGGAACGCGGCTTCAAGATCGTTCCACGCTAAACAGGAGGTAGGAAAATGAGCGACATTGGGAAAGCGGAAGCCGGGCGCTTGCTTGAAAGTTTGTGCCGCGCCGAAAAAATCCATCCTGCAGGATCACCGGAACATGCTCAGTTCATGCAATACGCGCTGGCCGTAGCGTGGCCCCGCATTCGCTTTGTTCTTCAAGACGCCGCGCGTTGAGCATCCGTAATGAAAATTCGTGTTAGGGCGGCGATTGAGATATGAGCTTTGCGCCGACGAGCCTAGACCTGGGTTTACGAGCCGCAAAGTGGTACCGGATGCCTTGCAGGGCAAAGCGTCGGATAGTCCTGCAAGGCGGTCCACTATGCGTCAGGTAGGAGACAAAATCATGAGCGAAAAACTGCCGAAGATGTTTATCGATCCGCAGCGTCCGGGCATCATCCGACACGAAGATGATCCAACGGCAGGAATGTTGGCGGGAATGCGCGCTAAGGACATCTGCGCGGCATGCAATTATTATAACGATCTGCTCGACCTAATCGAAAAAGCGAAAGACAGCCGCGTTTCGTCAGAGGCAATCGGCATCGCTTTCCGGGCAGCGTTCACGTCATGAGAACGACGATTCTTGCGACCTTGTGCGCGATCTACGCGACTGGCTTTGTCGCGGTGTTCGCTTTCCACATCGTGTTCTTGCAAATGGTCACGCCTGGACTGGCGCTCGCCCGCGCCGCCGCGTGGCCGATCTTCTGGGCGACCGGATGGCCGCACGGAACGCCGATGCCGATGGATTGAGGGGCCATCATGCGCCTAACAGAACGATCACCACATTGGGTTTACCCGCTCAACTTTGTCGAACCGGAGCCGTTGTGGACGGGAAAAGTTACTTGGACGCCTTTCTATACTGGGGTTTCGTTTCTATGCCCTCATTGCAGCAACCGGATCGCGGTCAGCTTCAAACCGCCTATTGACCCGAAGGGCTATGCGGCCAAATTCCCGCAGCCAGACGCTGACTGGCATACCCGAAGCGGCGACACATTCGAGACGTTGACGCTTAATCCGAGTGTAAAAATCGAAGGCCACTGGCACGGTCGGATCACCAACGGCGAAATCACGCAATAACGTGTCGAAAGTGAACCATGTTTAAGGGCATCAAATACTTCTGGATTCGCTGGCAAGCTTGCAAGATGGCCGCCCTTCTCATGTCCGGGCGCAATGAGCGCAGCGATGAAGGTGTGGCTCCGATGATTTGGTCGGCAACGGTTTTCTTTGAGAGCTACATGCACGACGGAGCCGAAGGTACACGCGAGGATTTCGGGCCTAAAGAACCTGCTGAACTCAAATCTGTTACTAATCAGTAGAAAAGTGATAACATATGCCAAACGAAAAACTGACCGAAGATCAAACCAAGATGCAGCGACTTGGAATCTATGTAATGGGGCTCGGCACTGGCCTGATGATCGGTCAGGGCATTCTCCTATGGCAAAAGCACGTTTGGTTGGAAACTCTTTCGGCGTGCGTAGGTGCGCTTACAGCAATCTCGCTAACATCACAATAGGGGACGAAATGAATGCTTATCCGGTTAGCTCCCATGACTGCTAACAGTAGGGTGTTTCCACTCGCCGCTATAAAGCCCGTCATAGGTCGGGCTTTCGCCGTTCGCGCCGATGCCGAGCAAAGAGCGGAAGGCGTTGAACGGGTAGAAGCGGCGGTTAAAGCGGAAGGCATATTCGTTCAGGTAGGCTTGAAGGTGCTGCGGACTGACGCCGTGATGGCACCCGCGCAGCCAGCTTTTGAGGTTGCTAAAAACAAGGTGAATGATCGGCAGGTATTCTTCGGCGATCTTCGGGTCGTTGGCTTCGACGACCGGCAAGTGGGCGTAGCCGAGCTTTTCGAGGCCGTGATAACTCGGGGCAGCATCGGTGATGACGATTGCTCCCGGCTGGACAGCGGCCTCCACAAAGCCGCACAGAGCCTTGGCGGTGCGGTCGGGCACTACCTCAATGCGGAGTCGGCCAGCGTATCGACCGCCGCGCCGGGTCGGCCTATCGCCTTTCTTGGCGGGCCGCTGGCGAACCTCGACGGCGGCAACCACGATGCTCTTGTCGTCGGCATGTGGGCCTTTGCCTTCGCCGCGTGTCGCCCCGCCGATGTAGGTTTCGTCAACCTCGACGTGATCGCCGCGCGCCAAGTTACCGCCAATAGGGTCGCGATCCTTGCGGACCATGCCAGCGCGGAGCTTGTGCATAATCTGGTAGGCCGTCTCGTACCGGCTAAGGCCAAGCTGGCGTTGGAATTGAACGGCGGAAAACCCGTCCGTAAAACTGGACATGAGGTAAGCCGCCCAAAACCACGTTGTCAGGGGCGTATGCGTGCGCTCCATAACAGTGTCGGCGGTCAGGGACGTATCCTTGCGGCATTTCCGGCAGCGGAGCACGCCGGGCCGGGCTTCAAAGCGGAACGGCTCGGCCTTTTCGTGGCAATGCGAGCATTCAAAGCCCTTGGGCCAGCGTGCGCCTTCAAGGTAACGGGCGCACGCCTCGTTGTTCGGGAACAGCTTTTGGAACTGCGGCAACGAGCGCGGGAAGGGCAGGTTTTCCCATTTGTGAACGTCGGGGATGGCGGGGGACATTTACGCCCCCTGCTTCGCAAGTTGAATTTCGTCGCTAACCTTGAGCGCGTGTTCGGCAATTTTGCGCTTGGCGCACTTGAGGCCGAACGGGAACCATCCCTGCGACCTGTCGGCAGGAACGCCGCCAAGGTCATGATAGGTGTAGGTCCGCTGGTCCAATTCCAGCATTCTCACCGCATGGCCGCTCAAGTCGCGTTCGCAACAAGTGCAGTAGCGGTTGCCGTCGCCAAGGCTGGCGGCCGTGCAATAGAAGGGCTTGCCCATGACTTAGCCCTCCCGATGCAGTTTTTCGAGGCGCTTGGCTTCGTCCATCCAGTAGTGCCAAGCATCGCTTCCGGCGGCGTGAAGGTCGGCCTCGGCATAGGCGCGGTCGATGTCATAGCCCTGTTCAAACACGGCTTCGGTTTGGCCCGCTGCGGCTTGGGGGTATTTCTTGCGCAGTGCCTCGGCCTTCTTGTTAGCGGCGGCTTCGGTCTTGAAGCTCCCCCAATGAACCCGGCTGCGGTGCGGGAAGGTAAACACGCCGTAAAGTTCCCAAGGCTTGATGCTGCCAGTCCATGGCGCATGGACGACTTCGATCTTCAAAGTGGCCCATGCTTGGTCGATTTGGTCGGGTCGGAACATCGGTATCTCCTATCTGCCTATGCCTTCAATATGGCACGGGGCGTTGTGGGAGACAACCGGATAGATTGCATAGGTACAGCGGGAGGTATGCGTGGGACGCAACCGGATAAGCATGAAATGAATAAACCAAAACTGCGTGAATGGCCGATTTCGGTTGTATCCAAAAACCGGGAAAAGGAAGTCTGCATAATGGGCGGTTACGTTTATAGCAGCAATGACAATGGGAAAACTTGGAGGAAGAAAAAGCTGCCAAAACCAAACCGCAAAACCAAAACGCAAAACTAATATCACATGACCGATAAAATCATTAGCCTCGCCACCAAACGTCCTCCGGTGATTTATACCGTGACCGTCTGTGAGGAATGGGACGGCAGCCTATCCGTGGTGGTCAATGACATACAAGACGATCCGCGTAGTCGCTTCGCCGTCGCTGATGCAATGTCGCGCGGGTCGATGCTTGTAAAAGAACGATGCCAGGAAAATTCTAATACGTCGTTCAGGAACAAATGACTCCCGGTAGCAAAAAAGCAAATAACTGGCTGGCTGGCACCGCCCCGGAAGATCGGCGATGCAGCTATTGCAGCAAAACAATTATCGCCGGGAACGGGGTTCCCCATCCGTCGAACGCTTCTATCGACCACGATATGCCGAAGTGCAGAGGCGGGTCGCTTAAGACGCACAATCTCGTTCTAAGTTGTGCTGGATGTAACGATGCCAAGAATGACATGACCGGCGACGAATATCGGCATTTTTTGCTGACCGGCGAAATACTGCCTAGCTATGTTGCCCACATCGCTACCAAGATCAGAAAGCGTTTCGAGAGGAACAATTTGGCGCGACCTGTCCCACTTACGCCGCCGCCAGCGAAGGCGGTGTTGCGCGGTGGCTATTGGATCGAACGATAACATCACATAGGGTTAGACATGACCACAAAGCACACCATCGAATTGACCTGTGACTCCTGCGGCGCGAAAGGAAGCGGCATCTATAGTTGGGCACGCATAAACATTAGCGGCGCGTCTGACAATATGGGACTGTCGCCAGATCAAAACTACGATCTTTGCCCTGAGTGCTGGATGAAAGTGCGCAACGAGTATGTCTATCCGCGCAGAAAGTTCTCAGCTAATACCTGATTATGGAGCGATCTTTGGATACGCAATTGGAGGAGCTCGAAGCCGGTTTTGACCTGCGCTGGCAGGCCGATCAGCGCGCCATTAAGCGCTGGCAGGGCGCTACCGGAAAGAGCCTGACATGGCCCGACCACGCCGATTTATGCGTATGGCTATTGGGGCGCGTCGATGTGGCGGAAAGTGCGATGCAAAACATGCTGGCGCTTTCAAAGAAAGCAGACGCCGAGATCGAGCGGCTGCGGGCGGCGCTCGCCAAACTCGTTTGCAGCCACGACTACAGCTATCTTGATCGCGGGATTGGCACCAAGACGCCCGAGGGCGAAATATGGCTAGAAGCTCGCGCTGCCGTCCGCAATAATGAGCAGTTAGGAGAGAATGTATGAAATGGTTTTGTTTGACCTGCATGAAGAACCACACGTCCGTCGAAGACGTGGACGCCTGCCAACGCCACCGCTCGAATAGCTCGCACACACTAAGTCCAGAGGACATTCGCGCCGCCTTAGATTGGGCGCGCGATCACGATATTAAAATTTCGGCAGAAAAATAATTTTCTGCTTTGGTGGCTTCGATGTCATCGACACTTCCGTCGCCGACTTTATTTGCTCGCGCGCGAGAAGTCCGCGTTATGCCTAAAGTCAAGTCGGTCGAAACGCGCAAGTTGTTCAAGCGTGGCGTGAGCGGATTTGTTGAAACGCCGAAAAGCGCGGACCCCACTTGCTACACTGTCTCCGTCGATCAACAACGGAGGTTATCATGATCGAGATGGAGAACGGGGACATCATACGGTTCAAGACCACTGGCTACGAGATTGCTGACGTCCGCAATAAGAACCCGGCGAAGGAATGGACCGGCGTTGTGATCGATGGCCCCAACGACACCCATGTTGTCCTATGGTGTGAGCGGGAGCGACGCGAACCGGCGGCGGTTTGTGTGGCCTTGGAGAACGTAATTAACAATGACACACTTGGGGTGCCAAACCGCACTAGGTAGCGAGATCGCCGCCCTCGGCAACGGGGGCGGCACTTTGTTCTGTGATAAGCGAATATGGTGCAAAACAAAAAAGGCGGCAAGCCGTTAAGCCTGCCGCCTAAGTTGGGGGAATCACCGTCCAGTGTCAGGGACGGCTTGGCGTAAGGGCTGAGTGCCCTATTGGGTAGCCGCCGTTGCACTAGCCTTGGCAGCAGCCGGCGTAATAGGCGCAGCCCCCGCAACTGGCGCAGGCGTATTGACCACGATAGCCGCCGTCAGCCCTGCGGTATTGGTGTTGAGCTGGCTGTCGAGTGCGGTAAGGGCAGCAGCAGTCGTGGTATCGGTAGTCTGCGCCGCAAGCGCCGTGATTTGCGCCTGTAGCCCTTCGATGAAAGTCACAACGCTTGCTTCCACGGTAGTCTGTGCGGCAACGTCTGTCGTTAGCTGCGCTAGTGCAGCGGCGATATCGGCTTGTACTGACATGATGTTTGTCTCTCGTTCCAGAATGAGGTCAAGTTTGCGGATTATCACGTCGAGTCTGGTTAAGACCTCGGAATCAGGATCGGCGTGTAAGTGAAGATCAATTCTCATGTTATCGCCGCTCCGGGGCCATGATGCTCGGCGGCGCAGGTGAATCCAGCGGGCGGTATGGCGCTGAACTTGCGGGATAAGTAGCAACGATGTCATGGAGAATGTAGGAAGCCGTTATTACAACGATGAGCGCCCGCACAATTAGCGTGGCTCGCTCTGTCATTCCGATCCATGGGCACACGAACCAAAAGACAATTCCCCAAATCAGAAGAAGTGATATGGCGGCAGCGAGCGAGAGTCCGGTTGCGATTTCGCTCACGGATTAAATCCTACCAGTGAGTGCAAGCACCACAAGAATAATCAGGAGTATTCCAACAATCCCAATCCCGCCATGTCCGTAGCCGTAACCATACCCACCTGGACCAAAACCGCTCACGCCGCCCAAAAGAATGATCACCAAAATTACAATCAATAGCAACATCATAGCCGCCTCTCCCTAAGGTCTATTTCTTTCATCCGCACAAGTCCGCAATCAACGCAATGAAACGAATGGATGGCGATATCATCGCGTGTATGATGCGGCTCTATCGTCGCCAATCGGACGGTTTGCTTGTGACACTTCGGACAGGTTTCGTTGATTTGAAAGTCAATCACGGTGGAAGTGTTGGCGTTGCGCGTTTTTGCAATCCGGAATTATTATTGTCGATAATGATGAGCGCGGCCGCTATTTGCCTGTTGATGTCCGTGATTTGTGCCTGTATCAAATCAATTCGTTTATCGTTCGCGTCTGACACTGCCTGGAACGTGCGGGCTTCTACAGGGTCGTGAGCCAGTTTTTCGATAATTTCGACTTGCTTGCGTTCTACCGCAGTAAGCCGGTCTCGCAATTCCACATAGAACGCGGTGGCTTGCGCGCGGTCAGAAACTTCGATCTTATCGACGTTGGCAAACTGCGTTTGCGATACCGCCCATTGGGCACCACTCATCAGGCCAACAACAGCAACAGCCCCAACAACAGTCATCCATGATATTTGAGGATCACCTGATTGGGCCATCGCTTACCCGCCATGCCGACTCGGATGGCCTTCCAGGTCGCGAATCCGATCCTCGTGGTCTTTCTCTTCGCCGGTAATGGATTGCAGGATTTGATTTTCGGTCGCAATGTGGTCCGCTAACGATGTCTCCAGCCTTATCATCGTTTCGCCCTGCGTCTTTTGTAAGGTTGATTGTTCGCCGACTGTTTTCCAAACCTGCTGACGCTGCTGATCCAGCGTGTCAAATTTTTGATTGAACGAGCCAAGCTTATCTTGGACGAACCATCCGATGATTGTGAGAGCTATCATCACCAGCGTAGTCAGACCACGAAACGACCATGCTGCTATTCGTTCTTTAGTTTCCCCCATTTGTTTGTAGAGAGATTTTGTGGATTCATCGGTATCAACTGCCATTTCATTTTACTTCCACGGTGATAACATAGGTATAACCACGCACGCGATGAAACTCCTTGAACGCTAGTGAGGTTGGCTTACCGTCGAGAGGAAAAGTCCAGATATGCCCTTTGAGAGCAGCATTAATCTCATCCACCGGAATTGTTCTGGGTGCCGCAAGAGCCGGAAACGTCAGCAATGCAAATACAATCGCCGGCCAAATCTTCACCGGGGCACCGCAGGATTCCAAGCATACGTCGTCACTTTCACGACGCCGCTAGTGACGACCGATTCCGTGAACGCCTTTGCCAGCGCCGAAGCATCAAAACCTGGAAACAGATCGGTAAACAGCTTTTCTAGATTAGGAACGAGATTTGGTGCTGTCTGTTGGACTGCATCGTAAGCTTTGATGCCATTCTGCACCAAAGCGATGACCTGCGGAGCATAAGTGATGATGTCACTTATGATTGTGAAAACTAGGGTCATACTCATGGCGTTTGCAGCGCGTTGATATCGGCCTGCAACTGTGCTGCAGCCGTGGCTGCGGTAGCCGCGTCGAGCGCGATAGGCCCACAATAGGTATTATAATGATTGGTCCCGCTTTGGAGGGCCGCAGATTGCGAGGCGCTGACCACTCCGCTTTGTGCTATTGTCGTCGCCGCTTGGTTGAGTTCGGCGCACAGTGCCGGAATTGTAGAACTCACCGCCGAACCGATTGAGGCGACGGTTCCGAGTGTAAGAGCTATATCGCTAAGAACCGTTTGGGTTTCGGCACAGCCACCTAGCGTAAGCGTGAGAACGAGAGGAACTAAGAGTTTTTTCATTTGGAAACCACCTTTTCGCTTGGAGTCGCGTCGGCCACACGCTGAGAGGCCACAACTTGATTGACCGCCGGGATGGCGGCAACGGCATTCGCAGCGGCAACCACAGCATCGGCAGAATTTGCCTGGACAACGATAGTGTGCGGCTGGTTTGCGACGGCTTTTCGCTGCGCTGCAAAGGTAGATTTAAGGCTGGCAATGATTGGCATTGCCGCCGCGACTACGACACTGATCGCCGCAATGAGAGCCGCCGTGGCCGTGCCCAAGCTCATGATGGCGTCAACGAGGCTTTGCAGTTTCGTTTGCGTTAGTCCCGCAATGCCAAGCGCGCCGATGAAAACAGAGGCCGCCGATAGAACATTGCGCAACGCGGCTAGTGATGGCGCGGAAAAGACATTCTGAATTGCCGCCCAAGCATTTTTCACGATGTTGCTCCTGTGGCAGTCGCGATGACTCGTTTCATTTCAGCCAAATATTTATCTTGAATACTGGTGTTGCCGTCGCCCGGATGCACATCGTCAACGGTGTCGATGTAAAGATTTGTCGTGGTATTGCCGGTGGCCTTGACCCAGCTATATGCACCGATGCCAGGCACCGGAATAATCGTGTCGCTTCTGGTCAGGTGAGCAAAAAGAACATTGGATGTAAGACCAGGATAGGAAGGGTCGCCAGCTTTCGCGCCGTAATCCGAAGCCTGAAAGCCCCAAAGGCCATGAATGATCCGTTTTATGTTTTGCAGCGCGACATAAGCGCCGACGACTGGACCATTGTTGCTGCCGAGCGATGTACCGCCGACAAGTGCCACATCACTATCTGGCAAGCTGAGAATAATTCCGACGATGGTGTTCACATCATAATCGCGATACGGCGAGCCGTGCATGTTGATCGGCCCAAGCTCGCTTGCCATGCGATCAGTCATGACACGCGCACCGGGATCGGTGATTGGTCCCCACATTCCATACATCCAGAAGCCATGAACGGTCATGATGTTGCTCCAAATAGTTTCAATCCGTCAGCATCGATCTGCTGCGAACGCCGTATCCAATCCGTGCCGAAATATTGAAACGTCGAAAGCGACCGATAATAAGCTTCGCGCTCGGCGGTAAATTTGTTCATGACCGAAACAGGATCGGTGATGGCCTTCACCGCCGCGTCGGTCTGCGGTCCCCAAATTCCATCTGAGGTAATTTCCAGCGCCGCTTGTAACAATCGAGTGCTACGGCCGACGCCGGCGTTTACGTTCTCATCGAAAACAAGGAGGTTTAATCCCATTGGCAGCTTGGGACAGTTCAGCAACCAGTAGGACGAATAATATATTCCTTGACCTTGAGCCTGCGTTATCTGCCGCACGTCAACTGCGGGCAGTCCCAACTTTTTAAGGTCTATTTGAAACTCGTCATTTGTAATTCCACACTGGGTTTCGCCGCCCGGATCGTGAGGGTCGTCGTCAAAATTTCTCGGGTTTGACCAATCTGCCGCCGTCCCGGTGTAGACATTGCATTCCTGCATTAACGTGAATGGCAAGCATTGCAGGAAGATTGGATCGGTCACGGCCATTGGATCACCATGCTACCGAAATAGATCAGGCCGCCAAAAATTACCGCGAGCGCGCCAGCACCAATAATTGCAATAAAGATTAGAATCAGCCGCGCCCACTCCACATTTACGTCATGATCTGGGTCCCTTATCTCCCATGGATCGTCATCCGGTGAGTTTTCGGAATTGACGAATAATTCCTGCCACGACATTTTGGGTGCGCCTTGATCGTTGGGATCGTTGCGTCAAACGCTTCACGGCAGCACGCGGGACAAAAACCAAACTTGGCAGTAGCGCCGCGTCCATAGCGTCCACGCTCAAACCAGTCGGACCAAATACGCAGTAAAAATACTTGCGGATGGCGCTCGCAGAACCAGTGCGAGATGCTATCTTGAGCGTGGATCGACAAAGACCAGCCCAGCCATCCGCACCGTTCGCGTCCCGAAATAATCAGCGACGGTCACGGTGTTACCATCCACGGCGACAATCGGTGCGACATGGCGGCCGGGCCAAACAGCGGCCATACCCGGTGCTGGCGCGACATGGCGGAATGCCAGCCAGCCATTGGCGAGCCAAACATTGATGCCGTGGTAAACGTGTTGCGATGTGCCGAGCAACGTTTCCGCTGTGTGGCACCCGCACGGGCCGCCCTCTCTGCGCGCTTCACGGCAGGGCGCGCTCAGTCCACTGCCGCCATCCTCATGCCAGCGATGGACGGCTACACCACGCGCCCCAACCATTCTTGTTTGTTCAATAGCTACGGTCGCAATTGGAGTACCCATATTGTCGGCGTTGGGCTGTGACGCCCACTGTACGGAATCAAGCTGGTGCAATAGACCAGCAGAAAGTAGCTGCGCACCCGCCGACATGCGGTGATGGGCATAATGATGATATCGTGCATGAGCATCGGCGGAAGAAACACAGAAAAAGATGAGCGTTGCGAAAAACCATCGCATGTCGTTATCCTTTGGTGGTTTCGGAGCTAGTGTGACCGTGAGGCGGTTAAGCTTGCTCAGGTCGGGAATGAAACAAAACCTTACGCAACCTTACTTAGTCCTACTGGATCGTTGTCGTTACTCGCCGGATTGAGATCACGCTTGAGCAGGTAGTTGATGGCCTTGATGGCGTTGTAATTTTGGTAAGGCGCAAATGGAAACAGCCCCGGCATCAAACCCAGATTATAGGCTCCTATGCTTATCGTGCCGGCCTCGACGCCAAGATTGGCATTTCCGGTCACTGTAGAATTTGAGAACCACGTCGTGTTCAACAGAGTGTAGGTCGTCTGGAACAACGACTGGTTCCTGTAGGCAATCAACAGATTGTTGATATTGGTCGCATCGGTCGAGGCATTGCCATCGCCCAAGGCCGTCAACCCAGCGACCGATGGGCCAGCCCCGCTAAATCCTCCCTCGTAGGCGACGAGTTGCTTGCCGTCGGTATTGGCGATGCCCTGCCAGGTAGTGAAAAACCCCGGTTCGATGCAGGAGATCGTCGTGTTATTGTTCGCGCAACCGCTCTGTCCGATCAAATTGCCGCTTCGGAGGTCATTATCGATGAATTGATATGCCAGCGCGGCGGTTCCGCCCGTTCCACAGGTCGTATTGGATGGCGCGGCATAGCAGGACGCCGCCGCGATCAATCCGGTGCAAGTCGTGCCGTTGCACATCCCGGTGATTTGCGTCAGCGAACTTGCAACATCGCCTTGGGCCTGTGCGCCCTGAAAATAAGTCGCGATGGCATAGGCATCGCTAAAGTCCTTCGGGCGATTTGGTGAAACATTGTAGTCGGTGCCCACAGCGGCCTGGTAAGTAGAATTTCCGCAGCTAGTCCCGCACAAAGCTGCGCCTGCGAATTGGTAACTCGCAAAGTCTGGAGCGAGCGTTCCGGCGCCAGCCTGCGCGGCATTGATGCGATGGAGATGCGATGAGCCTCTAGTCCACGCGGACGTTGCTGCCCCGAATAATTGTCTGATTTCCAGGCCGACATAGCTGTAAAGCCCCTCGTTAGACCCATTCGGCAACCCAAGGGCGTATCCGTTCTGTGTCATGAACACAGACAGGAAATTCCAATTCTCGTTATTATACTCAATAAAGAGATCGCTATTAAGGTTGGAGTTAAAATAGCTGACCGCCGAATTAACATCTGCGGCGTGCCAGAATGGAGGAATGTTCCACCACAGAGCGGTGCCAGCTTCGTTAGCAAGTTCAGCCATTATCTCAGGCGGCAATGGCCCCTCGCCGCCGCTGATGTAGGTTATCCCGCCGCTGGTATAGAGCAAAACTCCTAACAATGCGTTGTAAACGAATGTACCCGTATCGCTTGAGGCAATCGTCGAGGACGGCACGCTAAAGAAGCCAAGATTAGTTAGTGGCAAGACGAATTTTGGGCCACGGCTACCGACATTGACCGTCGTTGTCGATATGAAGCCCGGCGCGAACGACGCGCTTACCGGGCAATTACTCCATACGCCGGACGAGTACGTTGTCCCCTGCAAGTCTAGGGTCGTGCCGGTTTTTACGGTTATCGCATAGACTGTTGGCGGAAGATTGCTCGCACAATTTGCAACCAATACATTCTGATTGGTGCTCAGGGCCGCTGTCGAGCCCACGGTTAACTGAACCTGATTATTCCCACTGTCATTCGCCGCAGCGGTGATCGCTATAGTAGTATTACTCGCGTGCGTAAAACTCGCCTGAAAAAGTTCACTATCCGTCCAGCTTCCCGGCATGTTCGGATAGGAGGTCAGGACGTAGTTATCGGTGTGCGTCGTATCTGCCCCGGCCCAATCGTTCGGCACCCAGTAATTTAAACCGTATGAAGCCGCAGCGACCGGCAGTCTATCCCGCCAACTTCCGACGATCGTCAGTCCGGCGCTCATAGTTCGCAGCGCGAGCGGGTTTAGCCCTGACGAATTAACGATGCTGCGAAACTCGGGCAGAAACACTTTGCCGTTCGTGTAGTCCGTCTTGTCCGATGATCGGATCAGGAACGCGCCGGAGACACCGGAATAGGTGCTCTGCGGTATAGTGACGGCACCGTTAGGATCGGCCGTGTACGAGAACGTCACGTCACAGTTCGTGCCGGAAAACAGCCCGCTACCCTGATTGCAACTCTGCGGATCAGATACGACCGTAATTGTGCTTTGGTTTTGCAGCGCCCAAGTTCCAGTCCAGCCCTCTTCCCAATTTCCGCTATAGATAGCGCGGGTGGGCTGAAACGTCGGATTGAACGACATGCTGGCGGTCATTGCCGCCGCGTTGGGATATTGATTTGCGTCCAACACTGTCGGCGCGTTGCCGTTCAAATTATACTGCGAGCCCTTGAACCAGTTTATGAAGGTTGGCGTCGTATTGCTGTAACCGAAGAACTCGGTCCCGCCGACGCCGATCTGGACTTGCGGCGCTGCTAGGCTCCCGCCGCCACCGTTCCACATGAACACCGGGGCCATGCCCGCGCAAGCTGCGCCCATACTGCTTGCGAATATCGCTAGAGCACTGAGGACACGCCGCATCACGGCCCCCACGCTGCCTCTGAAAGCGCCCACGATACATTCGGGCCGCCTGCCGTCACCGCGATTGTGCTACCGTTGCCGGTTACGCTGGCAAAATTGGAAAACACGCTGCTCCCTACGGGGCCTTTGTCAAGCGTGGCATTCGTCAACGTCACAGCGCCGCTGCTACTTTGTAAAACTGCCGCTATACCTTTACCGCCGCTTGGAACAGCAATTGACTGTGAAACGCTGGTCGCGAATGTCTGACTATTTGCACCAACGCCCGTCAGATGCGCCGAAATCAAACAATACAGCGCCACCGAAACGTCCGAACTGAATTGCCCAACCGCTCCGGTAAAGCTTACACCAACATCGCCAGAACTGCCGGATGGCGCACCAGATGTTTGCCAGATTGTCGAAAAGACGTTTCCGCTGGTATTGGACGCATAGCTGCCCGTTACTTCTGATCCACCGAGGCCGCCCGTTCCGCCGCTGCCGCCGATTGAAATGCCGCTAACATCAATCGCGGTAGGAGGACCGCTGAATGTTACATCAACGACAAGCGCGTTGCATCCCGGTCCCCATGTCAACGTATTAAAATCGACTAAGGTGACACCGCTGCAACAGGTTGGGGCATTGTTGGCGAAGGTCGCATAAGTCAGCGAGAACGATCCTCCGCCCCCACTCGCCGCCCCCAGCGGCAACCATCCCTGCGCGCGGGACGGCGCTTGCGCCAGGCAGAATAGGCCAACGCAAACCAGCAACACCGCAAGGATTGGCAGAAATCTTTTCATGGATGATCCAAATAAGTGATTGTGCCCGACACGTTGCCGTTGCCACTCTGCAAGATACACAGGTGATCCGCGACGGTCTGTGTTACCAGCCAAGGCGTGCCTGATGGCGCTGAGAACCCACCACTGTTTATCGCCGTCGTAGGAAGGCCAGCGGGTGATATGCCGAACAGAGGCGTGCTGGCGGTCTTGCAAAGCGTCCCGGTGCCCTCCTCGATGCCGATGTTCTGCGCCGTGCCGATGAGAATAATCGTGCAGATGTAGCCGAGATTGGTAAATGTATGCACGTCGGTCGAGGCCGTCTGGCTGATATTGATGACCTTCGTGCAACTCGGTGATGCTACGACGGGTGAGGCTGGACCAGAACCGGCAAAGCCCGGATTAAACACGTTGCCGACTGTAACTGTGAGTGGTGTTGTAGGCCAAGCAATCGTGGCCGAGACTGGAGCAGTCGGATTGGTAACCGTGACTGGGACTGGCGTTCCGCCAAGCACACCCTGTATGGGCCAGCCATACGCGCCGCTGTTGTAAGTGGGCGCTGTGGGGACTGGTGTGCTGACTTGTGCCGCTGCGGCACTCCCAGCGCAGAATAGGAGGACGGCGAGGAATGGGGCAAAGCGAGTCATGGTGAGGCGTTCGTTACAGGGAAAGTGGAACCGCCATCCTGCGAAACGTAGATGTAAGCTGCGTAGACTGCGTTGACGATAATCTGACCATTATCTGAAATGGCCTGATAGCCGTTTTGATGGTTACCAGGTCCGTTCGGAGAGATAGGCAACTGCGGTCCCCAAGTGCCACTAGTATAGACGTATAAATAATCGTAATTAGATGCTGTGGCTACTTGACCATCGGCATCGCAGGCAACCCAAAACCAATTACGCTGCGCTGCTGTGCCGCCCGGCGGATTTACGTCAGTCCAGGAGCCTCCATCGTTCGTGCTCTTAAACACATGGCTGCTGTTACCATTAGCATTAAAACCAGCGTAAAGCGTCGATCCGGTTCGGCAATAAGCAACGTTGGAAGCAAATGTCGATCCATTAGCTGCACAGATATTTTCAGTCCATGTCGGACTTCCGCTCTGCCAGTTGATTGAGACGTAAATGCAGCCATCGCCGTTTGGGCCCTGCCCAGCCTCGTTTGAGGCTGCAATTTTAGTACCATCGCCAGAAATAACACAGGATGTATAATCTCGGCTCAAACTTGTGGTTTGATCTATGACGGTGTTTCCACCGTCAACTGATGTAAACAGATCAGCTCGCGTACTCTGCGTCCCGACACACCCAACGAGGTCAGCCCCTGAATTATCGCATGAGACTTGTTGCCACGCCAGTTGTGGAAAATTGGTGGCTGTTGGAGCGCCGCCATTAACAGATTTATAAATTAGACCGCCGCTGCCACTTCCCTGATCGGCCTCGTAGACTATAGTTCCATCCGACGACGTGCAGCCAACAACCCAAAAGCGATTACCCCAATTTGTTTGTCTTGCCCAAGTAGCTCCGGTGGTACTTGTAGAATGAATATAGCCTGGAGGATTTCCTAGAATTGAGTCTGGAAACGTTGGAACGTAAATATACGCGCCGTTCGATGACATGGCTGGCGGTTGCCATGTCCCAGCAACCAGACCACCAAGAGCGCACTGACAGAAAAACCCCGCCGACGCGGCACTCGATAAGATGATCCAAGCAAAAAGTGAAAGGAGGCCGCGCCTTGCTGTCGCGCTGACCGCATTTGATAATGCACCAGATGAGTTGAAAGAGGCTGGCGTTCCCTGCACGCCAGTTACTGCCTGCGCGGCGCTCAGTTGAAATAATCCGCCGAACGTTCCTAGCCCGCTGGCTAGCAGAAAATTACGGCGAGCCAACAGAATGCGTTTTAGATCAATCGGGCGGCGCACGATTAGAACGCCATGCACTTGAAGGCGATGGAATCTGAGGCAACCGTTGTTCCAGTTAAAGTTACCTGCGTGGTTGAATTTGCAGTTTGGTTGAGCACATCAGCAGGCGTGCTTTGATCGTGCGCATCGCAGACCCATCCATTGGGAGCTGTGTAGGCAAAAGTCATGATGACGGTTTGTGCAACACACGTAGCGGCGAATGTACCTGCGGTATTCCCGCCAACTTGTGATCCTGTCGTACAGGTTCCGGTCAATGTTGGAGGCGAGCCGATTGAAATAAAACTTTGCGACTGAAAATTACCAACCGCAGATGATGCACCAAACGCTTTGACAACCCCCGCTGCTGAGCGCCCTAAACAGGTATCACAAGCACCCGCCACATTAGTACCCGACGACCATCCATATAGGCCCGTACTTTGTATGACGGAAGCCTGCGAAGCTGAGGACCCTACTTCCATGTATGGTGTGTTGATGCTACCAAATGTCGCGTAGTTGTTAATATTAAGAACACCAAATTCACCAAATGTGAATTCGGTTGTAGTACCTCTTTTCATGACCCCAAAAGTAGAATTATTATTGTCCGCTGTTACTGTCGCAGTCATCGTAAACATATTGAAAGCGGTACCGGAGTTGTTCCAAGTTTGGGCTATTGTTAAAGGCGGCGTGCTTGACGTAACGGTTCCACCACTTATCGCAAGCCCGAGCAGCCCTGAGATGCCGCTACTTCCATAGGTGCTAGCGTCATTGAATGTCACAGTCCCAGTATATGTGCACCCAGTGGTGGCGCAGCCGGAACCCCCGCCGCCCCCCGACGACCCCGGCAACACCAACTGCGCCCACGCAGGCAAGGCAAGAAATGCGCTGCATAGGAGGGCGAGGAAAAGTTTGCGGATGAGACTCATTTGTAAACCGCCGTGATTGCCGCCGTGTCGGTGCCGGTTGTGTAGGTGTAGGGCGACGCAGCCGAACTAACGAGAACAACAATCCCCGTCGAGTAAGCCGCCGCCAGCGGGATATAGCTCAGGGCGCAGCCCCGCGCCGTTGTATCGAAATAGCAGAAGTCCAGCACGTTCGCGCCAGTCAGCGCGCCGGTACCGGGTGCCGTCGTGCCGTTATAGACGATGGCATATCCAGCGGCCGCGCCTGCTACGCCAGTGACGTTAAAGCCGTAGAGATTACCCGCACTAGCTTTGACCACAAGCGACGTGCCGAGCGCCGTTGTGCTGGCCTTGGATAGCGCACTAGTGGCTGATGAGGTTGGCCCCTGGACAACCGGAACCGAACTCGTATCCGCCGCTGGCCCAAGAGTGATGATGCCGGGGCTGTTGGTGGCGAGCGTGACGGGGGAGCTGTTGGCGGCGGTCGTGGTGCCGTTGGGATTGGTATTAGCTACACTAACAATCGGATAGCCATTAATCGTACATTGAATAGCCCCAGAATCGCCTGTCGTGTATGTCGGCGCGCTGGCAAGGTATTGGCAGCCTGCAAGCCATGCGTTGGTCGGAGAACTAGTCGTACCCCCGAGAGGCGTTAGGCCCCATGTCGCAACAGCAGCCGGGTCTACCAACAGTCCATGCGAAGTATCAATACCGGCACCGTTCGCCCCTGCCGCGTAATCCCAAAGGCCAAAATGCCCTATGAAATTACCGCTGCCATCTGTAGTGACAGCATAAGTAGCGCCGCTTCCTGGCGTAACGTTGATTGTACCAGACCCCGCATTCGCCGTACTAATCGCAAATAAGCTTGCGATTATGCCGTATAGAATTTGCCGCATGATTTTCATCTCACATGAGTCCGAGGACAGAGACGTATTGGCTGTTGCACGCGACTGAGAAATCGAGTTTGTTTGAACAGGTTGGGGGTGGACCGCTGCCACCACCGCCGATGCTGAGATTGTTGATACCTTCACCGCCGCCAACCGTTGTCGTTCCGGTCGTTGCAGTCGGATTGAAAATCCCGTCCGCCTTAGCCATGCTCGCCAGCACAAGCATGACCGCTAACAATACAAATGCGCGCGGCGATAAGAGTCGCATGCCGATCACCGATGATTTGTGTGGTTAGATGGGCCGGTTTGACGGCTTAGATAGAAGAATTTGCGTCACGCAACGTTGTGCAAATTGAGAGACCGGATTCGTTCACCAAACTGCCGCGTCACTGGACGCCGTAAATTTTGATGACGCCTGACGTGATGTTGCCGGACGCAAACAGAACCTGAAAGCCTGTAACAACGCCTGCCGTGTTCCACAGCCCGCTTATTTGCCCAACGGACGTATAGCTGCCGGTCTGTTGAAGCCAACTCGATTGTCCGTACCATTCCGCAATGGCGTTGGCCGATGGGTTTATGACGTTGATCGTGCCGCTGATACCCGGTGCTGAATTTGCGGAGTTATCACTATTGGCCGTCGTGTAATTGAGTGGAATGAAAGTCGTCGGCTGACCATTGACTGGCGTGCCGCCAATGTAAGCAAACATATTTGCGAAGTAGCCGCTCGTCTTGTATGCGCCGCCGGTATAGACTTGCAGTTCAAGCGGTTGCTCGGTTGTGGCCGGCACCATATTTTCAAAAACGATTTCATAGCGGCTATAGGATGAGGTAAAGCATCCTGCACCGGCTCCCGTGCTACAATTGCCAACATCTGTCAACGTAGCGGAATTGCTTGCGGTCAACGTTGCGAGCAAAGCTATAGTCGCACCGGAGGTAGAGGCCCACGTTCCGTCACCGCGCCAGAATGTCGATGACGATGCGCTTGTCCCTCCATTCAGATTGGTGACTGGCAGATTGCCGGTTACGCCGGTTGTGAGAGGAAGCCCTATTGCATTTGTCAGAACACCCGAAGCTGGCGTACCAAGAGCGGCGGTAACAAGCGTCGGACTTTCCACTGTCAACGGTCCCGCGCCGGCGCTGATGGTAAAACCGCCAGTGAGACCCGTCGAACTCGCCAAAGTAGCCGACGGCGAAGCCCCCCCTATAGTAGAGAGCGCGACATATAAATTCGATCCTGTGCCACCGAGCCCGGCGAATAGATTGGCCTCAGTGCTAGCATTGCTAGTCGTTCCTGAATTGAGCGACCATATCTGATTTTGATTTGCAGTGTTGGCGGACGTAACTACCGTTGCTTGCGAGCTTCCCGTTCCAACCGCTGTCGTGCCGCCAGCTATTACCGGATTATTGGTTGTGAAATTGGCATACGAACTGATGATATCGAGCAGAGTTTGACGGGCATTGAAAGGCGTAATCGTGCCAACAGTATTATCAGGCCATAGCGAATTTGTTTCGGTCGTAAGCGCCGTAGTGGATTTTGACGATCCAGTTTGCGCAACTGCAGCGCACGGCACACAGACAAGCGCACACGCTAAGAGAATGTACTTCATCATCCGCGATAACTGCATTGCAGAAGCATGTTGGATTGGGTGCCATAAAATAGATTAGTAGTCCCGGTCGGGCCTTCCTCCAGGGCCGCAATTACGTTTGTTCCAAGGGAAGGCGCTACTATGTAATGAGCTACGGGTTGGTAAACAGTTTTTGTGGTTCCAGGCACTAGGTTCTGCCCAACCACACCCGAAAACGCCGTAGTTGAATTCAGTCCAATTCCATTGGACATAACGTTCCCGGCATTGGCATTGTTGGAAGTTTTCTGTGAAAAAGAACAATTAGCTTCCTCTTCGGCCAATCCTGTAAAAACAGTAAGTCCGTTTGCGGTCGTTCCACTCCCAGCATTGAAGGTAGCTCCAGAATATGAAGCCGGGGCGGCATTGGATGCTCTGATTGTCGCGGTGTCATATTCCCAACTTGCTGTGCTGTCCCCTACCTGCAGCCCAATTGGAACTCTATTGTAGGCATTCCATATTCCCCATTTCCGGTTTTGCCCAAAGACTCTGTTGGTGCTGACTTCGCCTGCGGTGCCATCGATAAAAATCGAACCGACGTAGGTGCATTCCAGTGCTGGCACTGTGTAGCTGTTAGAACCGTTGTTAGCCGCAATCTGTCCGGTATTGACGAGAATGCCGCTTTGATAGCTGATCTGCGCCGAACCTGCTCCTGTGCCGCGCGCCCCTGCACCTGCTGCGGAGTCTGACCATGCCGGACCAAACACTATCGTCGGCACACCACCGTTATTGAACACGCAAACATCATAAATAGTTGACGCTGATTGCGCCGACGATGACAGCACTAAATCCAATTCAGAAAATGTTAGAATGGTGAAAGATGAACCATTCCAAATTGGGATTTGGTTGCCGACATAAGGCGTGTAATAAATCGTGGTTGCCGCCGAAATGTCCGTACCGCCTTGGATTGGGCCACCGTTGGCAACCCCAACATCGTTGAGATAACCCTGTGGTGGCTGTACTGGCGCGGCAGAAGCGGACGCCTGCACCAAGTTCAGGATATGGAAATTCTGTTGTGTTGCCGAGAATTCAACTTCAACGATATTCGACGGCGAGTTAGCGACTATCTCGCCGCCAGTCAGAGCTACTGCTCCAGTCCCCGTATCCTTGACAATCGGAACCGCACCATAGCTTGACACATTGAGCGTAGCCGCGCCGGTATTGGTGAAAAGCGGAATGAAGGAAATAATCTGGCCGTCAGTGCCGGCAAACGAAGCATCCGTAACGGTAATGACGTTAGCGGTGCCGCCCGCGAGATTTGCCCAATAGAAAGCGCCCGGCGTTCCCGTTGAGGCGGTGAGCTGATCCCAGACGATATTATTTTGCGAGTCCTCTAAAACCTGACGATAGATTCCGGCGCCATAAACAATTGCACAGCCATTCGCATCGAGAGTGACCGGATTAGTATTTAGAACAGTCTGCCCGGAATTCTGCCACGTCTGTTTAAACGTTCCAGTGTTTGGAATGTAATAATAGACACTTCCGCCAGCGAGTGATTGATTGATGGCAACACTCGAAACTGGAACAGAGAAGCCAGAGACATTTCCGATGTTGGCAGAGGATGCAGACAACGTATCGCCAACAGCAAAACCTTGCCCGGGATTGAGAACGGAAACGGCAGTAACGCCGCCACCAGACACCGTGAAAATGCCGGTGGCCCCGGTGCCATGGCCGCCCGTGAATGCAGCGGAATATGTGCCTGTCGTGCCCCCACTCCCGGCCGTAATCGTTCCAAGGAGGCCGACAAAACCCGTCCCTGTACCATTAGGTCCACCGGAAGTCGGCGTCAATGCCGTGAAGCAAGTTTCGCCCGGCGGTAAAAGTGTCGCCTGCGCATGCGCTTCTACCCCACCGAACGCTACTAGCGCGGCTGTCAAGATCGGAATAAAATAGCGCAATGGGTTCAAGAACGCTCCTTTAGGAAATGGCGATGCACTTGAATTGGTGGACAATTTTGATTTTTGTCGGGGGCTGCTTTACCTACGGTCTATTGACCGGGAAGCCCATTGGCGTTTCGGTAAGTGAGCGCAGCGGCAGGCGCAGCACGCGACAAGAGATTCACAAATGGATAACGTTGAGCCGATCCACCGCCAGAACGGATAAGCGCATTAGCAAGAGGACCGCTTCTGAGGATCGCGCTTCCGCCGCGTCCGGCTAAAAGCGCCGCTACGCTAAGTGCCGCGTTGCGTTGAAAGTTGTCGGGATCGAACTCATATCCACCGTACCCAATCGCACCTAGCCCGCTGCCAATAAGACCCATCGTCAAAGCGCGTTCGGTGGTTCCAGAACTTGGCGGCTCGCGCATAAAGCGTTTGCCGATTTGGCCTAATGTTCCGATAGGCGTCCCGCTTCTATCAACGGCCCCATAAAGCAGCGACGGATTAACGTCACCCGATGCCGATATTAAATTCTCGCGGCCATTCTCCAGAGACTTGGCAACAAAATATTTGTAGTCTGCCTCGTCCTTGAGCTTTTTTAGAGCGGGATCATTCCGCCCCACAAGATTTTCAAGAGCATCCTTGATATTAGATGCGTAAGTCGAAACCTTGGAATCGCGAGAATTGATCGCGTTATCAAGAGGACCATTCTTTCGCGTCAATGTCTGATATAGATCAGGGTCTAGTGTTCCGTTAGTTTGATCGACTTTGCTCAAGACATTCGACAAATGCTTATCAACCAGTTTGGCTTGAGCCGGTTCGAGATTGTAATGCGCGTTATCGTAAACGTTCTTTAGGTCGTCGCCGAATTTCTGGTCAACATTCAGCGTACCCATATTCGACTTCGCGGCGTCATAATCAGCGTATGCTGTTTTCTTGGCCGTATCGATCACGCTGGGGGTAATTGCGTCCACGCTGACACCCATTTCGTTGGCAACCGCGCGATTAAGCCCGGATTGCTGCTGTGCAGTTCTGGAAGCGTACCCGGAAAATGGCAGTCTTTGCAGAACCGAATCGAGAAAGCGCACGGGAGGGCTAGTACTCATCTGGCCGGCAGTAACCGGAATTCCATAAGTGTCGCGCGCGGTCTGCGCAAGCTGTGCGGTTTCTGGTGCGATTGAACCAAACAGACCGCGATTAATTCCGGCCCCAACTTTAGAAGCGCCATAACCTAACGGTCCAAGTAATCCACCGGCTAACGCACCAGTCCCAATCTGCTGACCTAACGACTGATCTGAGGCGGCGGATGTAAGCGCAGATGCGCCCGCGCCAGCACCGGCGCCGGTCAATGCTGCCCCAATTACTGGACGCGCTGCTAGTACTGTGCTGAGTCCCGTCGCTCCCTCAATTGCTGCCCCACCAGCACCAAGAAGAGGGCCAGTACCAATAATCTGACCACCAATTCTACCGGCTTGCGCCAGAGGACTGTTCGCGGAAAGATCGTCGAAGGAATTGCGGGCTTGAATGACGCGCTGGTTGACATTGGCCCCCCAATTCTGAACCGCGCCTGCCGTTTGTGGCGAGATCACGCCGGCATTTTGCAGAACATTTGCGCCTGCCGTTCCAGTCGATGCCGCCGCCTGTGCAATTGTATCGGCAACGTCCCCAACACCACGCAATCCCCCAACGCCAAGACGCACCGCCTCATCCGTTAGATTATCGCCTTGATGTTCAGCGAGAATACGATTGGTCCATTGTGCCGGGGTTTCCGGTTGCCCTGGCGCGGGCGCGTAATTCTGCGGATGAATAGTAATGCGCAATGGCGATTGTGCGCCGGCGGTTATGTCAGGAGCGGCATTATTGCCCCATGATCCGAGCAAATCAGGAGCAGCGGTTGACGCGGGTGCAGTGCCAGCGGAAGGGGCCCCAGTGGAAGGCGCGTTCCATGCGCCTAGCAAGTCAGGACCGCTTTGCGAATAGAAAGAATGCGCGCCAATTTGAGCAGTAGGCTGTCCCTGTGCCCAAGCTGGTAAGGTTCCTTTCTGGGCTTGGACAATTGAAGGATTCAAGTAATGATCGGCACCATTCGTTTGGTCTGGCGTTTTTCCCGACCAAACGGAATTCACAATATTTGCCGCATGCTGATATTGCGGATTTTTAGTGGAAAACCGCGAAGGGTTATTCGGATCGTTGCGCGGTAATGACCACGCCGAGAATTGATCAGGGGCCAACACTACATCAGAGGGCGAATTTCCATATTGACCTGAATTAACACGGTTCCTGATCACAGAGGCAACCGCAGCCATTCCGTTGTCGCCTTGGTTTCCGGCCTCGGCGAGAACAGTTCTGGTCACTGCATCAAGATCGTCTGGCGTTAAAGTGTCTGCCATTACTGACCTGGAGGCGTAATCAGGCCGTTGCTAATTGCAGAATGAAGCGATGAATTAAATTTCGCCCGCGCGCCGCCTTTCAAGTTCTTTTGAAGGCCAGCAATCTGTTCAGGCGACATCATGTCCATGCCAAAAGCGGTTATGTCCTGATTTCCAGCTATCTGCGCTTTTGCGCCAGTGTAATTAGCGGGACCAGCTTTCGCAGATTCCAGAATTTGCGCCTGCTCCGCTCGTCTCAATCCGATATTGGCTTTGATCAGCTCATCGACCGACATATCGTTGATATTAACGTTCGGGCTTCCAGTCGCCATCGTTGAAAGCCCCTCATTGGTATGAGGGCCAAGATTCTGGGCGCGCTGCTGCATCGCGTTCGTCAGATATTTTTGCAAATCGGCGTAGTTTTTGATCTTGTCAAGCTCAGTTTGAGGGACGAGGCTTGGAGCCAAGCCATAGATGAATGATTCCAATTCCTGACGCCCTTGCGAACCGGGGGCAGTCGCACCGGGACCAAGCGCCTGTAATTTTTTCAATGCCTGTTGCCACGGGAACATATCCTGACTGAACGTGCCGGCACGCTGCAAATCGCTTTGCATGACTTGCGCGGATTCCGCCGTACCAGGAGGGGCCTGTGTTGATACTGGACCTGATGCTGCAGTTACATTGAACTGACCACGCGTTCCAGTCGTTGTCCGTCCTGTTTGTGAATCGAAACCCACGTCGGTCGGCGCAGAAGCAGCTTCGGGCGACATGACCGAATTCATCATGACAGCGGCATTTTTCTTGATGCCGCCCGGCGCTAAGAGCATGTCCGACGCTGAATTGAAAATGTCGGGATATTGTGTCGCGATCTGCGGATAAGCGCGCGAGAGATTGACGACGGTATTATGCACATCATCTGGCGATGGATTACCCATGCCGTTGATGCCGTTACCGAGCGCACCCCATACCAATTTTCGCGCCGCTTCCTGCTGTTGAATCTGTGCCGTCTGATTGGCGATCTGCGTATTCTGTAAATTAGCGGCAGGTTCCTGCATTAGAGCAGGCGCCTGCTGATTCAAAATACCAATGCGCTGCAATTCGCCGAGCGTCCCAATCAATTGCTGCGGATTGCCACTTAGCAAACTTTGGTTTTGTTGCGGGGGTTGCGGGTATAATCCGCTGAGATCAGGCATTCGGCTGACCTGAATAGCTCCCGCTCATCATTGAACCGATGTTTGCCATATGAGAACTCGGATCAGGAGCCTGTTGCGGACCTTGACCGGCAAACGCGGCGGCGTGGTGTGCTAGAACAAGATCGCGCGCTTGAATAATCTGTTGCATGTGCTGAGTTACCCATTGTTTTTGGTCAAATGGGCGCTCTGGAAATGTCGCCAATGTCGTCACCGCCTGTGATGGCGGAATCATGCGATCAGCGACAAGCCGCGTCGTTCCATCGATCACGACATCTTTCATATCGGTTCGGCCGAGATCGGGACTAGCGAGCAATGCTTTTAGTTGTGTCGCAATTGCCTGAAAATGCCGCAACGATGCAACTGTCTGATCGTGCGACGGCGCGGGAGTTTGCTGTTGACCTCCAGGCTGCATACCGGGAGGGCCGCTGCCTTCCTGCATTTGCGGCATTGCTGGCGCGGGAGGGGGTGCGCCGCCACTGAGCGCAGTTGCGCGCGGGCGAGACGAGACTTTCGGCGAGAGTGCGTTGAGTGCGCTTGGCATTAGGCACCAGCACTAAAAGGCGCGTTTGGATAAGGCACTGAGCCCGTCGAATAGATACCGGGATTACTTGCGTTATTAGCGCCACCGAGCAAACGGCTGAACAATGCTGTATTGAGGATCGAATTCGACGCACCCGTTAAACCGCTGGACGCCGCATTGGTCGCACCTAACGTGCCTGCGGCTTGCGCTTGACCAATACCGGCCTGAGTCTGACCGATTTGCCCGCTGAATTGCCCTGCCGCGCCAGCCAACGAACTGGCTGCGCCCGCTCCGGTCTGATAAAGGCTCAGAAGCGGATTGATCAATTGACCAAAATTCTGTTGCGCTAGCCCGGTTGCAAAATTGGCACCGGCAGTCAGCGTGTTTCCGCCAAGTCCAGTTGTGGTGCCAAGATTTTGAACCGCTTGCTGTCCCCAATTTTGGGCGAATTGGTAGCCCGGAATTTGTGAGAGCGTAGCGGTCTGATTGGCACCAGGAGTCAGCAGCGAACTTAAAGTCGATCCGACACCGGCACCCGTTGTATAATAAGGCTGCAACGCACCTTGGGCCGTGTTGAACATTCCCTCCTGCGCGGCAAGAGCTGCTTGCAATCCCTGCTGCTGTTGCTTGGATGCAGTTAGTGACCCGAACACACCAAGCCCGGCCCCAGCGATAGAACCAATCGCTCCTATTGTGGCGCCGACAGGCATCGTGTTTGCTCAATTTCCATAAGAATGAAACTGCGTCGCGGCCCAGCATTGGAAACAGCGCAGTTTTCCAGGCGTGAGCGAATAGGGAGCACCATTGCCGAGCGCATCTATCTGCGTAACTGGATTTGGCGGATAGACCTTCACGGTATTAGCTGCACTATTGAACACCCAAATATCATTTCCCGGCTGCAAATTAAGTTGCGCGGCAATCGCCACACCGCTGCCCGCCGCTGCTGTAGCAACGTTGTTCCAATCCGCAGTCAATTGGAGCGCGGTTGCGATTGTGGTTCCGGCCGCCGTCAGAGACGGACTGACAACAGGAACGATTCCTGTTCCGCTTCCGCCACGCACCCATACCGCTTGCAAAAAACCACGACCGTAAGCCGTGGTGGGAATTCCATTTTGATCGACTAGAGCGGCAGTTGGGATAAATTGGGCGTTAACACTAGACCCGTTCTTTATGCTCACGCATTAGCCCCGATGGGATCGATATACGCCCCATTGAGAGCGCCAGACATTGCGGCGGTAGAACTCAATTCAATAACCCAATCGCGCGCCATGCCATTGCCTCGCCAGCGCATCATCGACCGATAACGTCCTGAGCCAACCATCCCCTTAGGACGGTTATTGCCGTAGGAAGCGCCGCCATTTCGTGAGACACGAAGATTTATGACTGGCGCCGGAACCTCAGTAAGCGGCCCAAATCCAGAACTAAAACCTGAACTCCACGGCGACAGAAATTGCGTGGATTCGCCGGTATTCGGTCTAGTTCCGGTTTCAACATCGGCAACGATGGCCGCCAGATTTTGATATTTCAGTTCGTTGGCATAATGTGGAAACGACCTGATCCACGGAATGACTTGACCGTTATCGGTATAGGTCTTTTGGTCTATCAGATAGAGCAGCCCGGTATTCCAATCGAGGCCGTAATTCTTTCCATAGGCGTAAGCCGTAAAAGAATTTCTGGCGCGATGCAGAACGCCGTTGTTATCTATCGAACAATCTTCCATCCACTGTTCGGTCGCCTGATCGAAAGCCCAAGTCTTGTCCGCGCTTGGAAAGTGCAGTTCGTAGAACGAATGGCCTTCAATCTGGTAAACAGAACCTATCGCGTCATCAACCCGCGCGTAACTTAGGAACTCTTCTTCAATGGCGTGCGTCGAAACTCGCTGCGCAACGTTCTGGGCATTCCCGCGCATGACCATCCGCGCGCCTTCCGGCGATTGGGATAGCCAGTAAACGTTAGTATCCATTTTGGCTGGCGAATATTTTGCCGCGCAGCCCTGCTCAATGATAACGCCGGGCAATATCTGGAACGGGAAAGGTGTAGCACCCGCGTTGTACCAGACTTCGCTTTTCTTTGGTCCGAACACCCAGACTTCACGTTCAATGGCTACAACACACAGGACATTATCAGGCCACGCCGTCTTGACGCCGATATAAAGCGCGTTCCACGCCACTTCATCAGATAGTGTGCAGTACCATTCGTTTGTCTTTGGTTTATTGAGGATCAGATATGAGTCGATGAAATCAACGCGATCCGAGCCTAGGAAATTCGGATCGGCTACCTGCGTAACAACGCGACTTGCCATATTGATCTGGTAGCCATAAGCAGAACCATCAACCAAAAGGATATTTGTTCCGTTGTCCGCCATGTAGCATGGTGTGGTGAGATCAGAAATTACAGTCCCGATCTGATTGAAAACATTGTCGGGATTAACATAGAAAATCCCCTGCCCTATGACGGCATAGAGATCGCCATTCGTAGCTCCATAAAGACAACGGCCAGCGACCAGTTGGGGCGGCGTGCCCTGCAACAATAGTCCTGGCCGCACATATTGCGTGGTCGGAAACTTTGAATTTGTTTCTTGTGGGTTCTTTTCTGTAAACAGATTTATCGCCCTTTGGGCGGAAGCGATATACGATTCACTTTGATAGGCGCCAGAGGTCAAAGCCAGTGCGACCATCGAGCTACCTCACCATGACAACCTTGAAGGTATCGCCGGTAATCTGCAAAAGCGCATTGCCGATATCGATCACGGTCGGATGTTCGGAAATCAAACTGATCTGCCCATACTCGGCAAATCGCGCCCAAGCGTTATAGAGAGCAACAGCCTTTTGCGGCTGGCCACCGAAAATCATTTCCGCGCAAGCACCGACATGAATATCATGGCATTCATCATCGGGATGCTGTTCTTCGGCATGACCGTGACGCAGGAATTCTTCGCGCAATCTGTCGTGAAACTTATGGCCTGACTCCACTAATTCAGGCGTCTTGCGGACCCAATCGTTGTAACTAAGTGCCCAATAGCTCTGATCGACAAGGCCCTCCTTGGTAGGCCAAACCGCCTTACGTTCAAATTGTTTGACCCAACCTAGCAGCGGGGCAAAGATAGCGGCTGCACGATTGAAGGCCGGGATTTTAGTAAGAAGCACAGTGCATTCGGTGCGCGTAAACATCCAACGATAAGCCGCAAGACAAGCATTGCGGATATAAGGGCCGCGTTCTGGATGGGTTCCGCGTTCTGGCTTGAGAAAGTTGGTATGGATTTCGTAAGCGCCGGGTTCAACCCAGCAACACAGGATACCACCGCCGTCAGCCATCAACAGAATGTTACGTTCATCGGCCAAGACAGGAGCAACGTCGATATGATCCATCCCCGGAATTGAAACAAACGGGAAAATGCTCGGATCATTCAGGATCGGGTTGATATCGTTAGCGTCGAAACTACGCCTTATGCGGACAGGCTCAATCCGCTCCACTCTTGGGACTGTTGGAGCGTCAACGGCGGATGCCAGAGCACTTGAACCCGCTTGTGTTCCGTCGCTAGTTTCAATTCGTGCAGGTTCTGGAATGACACTGACGGTCTCACTGGCGAGTCCGGTGGCAATCGGCTCAGCCGGTACACTTTCCCCCTCTGATCGAACCAGCCGTAATACTGCGGGCGGACTCTCATGGAAGATTATCGCCTCTGACTGTGCGCGTTTTTCTCGTGCCTCACGCTCTTCGCGTTGCTGGCGCCGGCGCTTATTACGATGGCTGCTCAAGCAACACCGTTATTTCGCCGACCACACGCCGGTCTTGCCGCAAGTAAACACCTTGTTCGTATAGGTAGTAATAGTGGTGCTTGTGCTGTTGTTGATGGTGTCCTGAGCTGCAGGCGAGAGCGCGGTATTGTTATTGATCTGCGGGTAAACGTCGATTGTGTAAGCGGTATTATCAACGAGAACGATTTGCGTTCCCGCGATACAGGCCGGAAGAGCAACACCCGTCGCACCGCCAGACCCCGCCGTATCGACTTCCATCAAATAATAGCCGACGCCGAGTTGCAGCGCAGTCGCCTGATTTGTTCCTACGGCAGTAAGACCGTTCTGATAAATGAAGTTCTGACCTGCAGCCACGCCATAAACCCACTTACCTTCGATGGGAATGTAGCCATCGTATTGATTTGGCGCCGTTCCGATTTTAGCGGCGGCGGCGCCAATGCCAGCGAAGATGATGGCCGCGCCGATGAGAAGTTTTGCATTGGTCTTGAACATCAAAGTTCTCCTTGACGAGTAGCGTTAGTTATGATTAACGTCGCTCATGGCACCCATCAAACACGGCGCGAATATCGTTGGAAAGCGCACAAAGCTCTATGGCCGATGGCTTACCATGCGAAACAAATGCACCAACCCAAACCATCAAGCCTATAAATGGTATGGAGCTAAGGGCATCAAGGTTTGTGAACGTTGGAACGATTTTGCCAAGTTCAAAGAGGATATTGGCGAGCCGCCTGGAGCCGGATATAGCTTAGACCGATTTCCTAATCATAGAGGCAATTACGAACCAGGCAATGTGCGATGGGCAACTGCTGAACAACAAAACAATAACAAGCCAAACAATGTCGGCAGAGCAGGCATTCGCCTTATAACCATTCCTGATGGGAGAGTTATGTCGATAAAGATGGCCGAGCGAGTGCTTGGTTTCAAAGTTAATACACTCAAGACTAGATTAAATCGAGGATGGCCAGAAGATCATTTATTCGACAAACCGGGTACAAGTCGACCAAAATGGAAATATGGTAATTAATCGCCAACATCGTCCGATTGATATGAATATGCGCGATCACGATTTCTGAGGAAATTTGGAAGCCGCAATGTACTCATGGCAGAGTTGGCAAGCCGAATGACGTTAAGAGAATCACGCGCAAGAGCCGAAATTTCTGGATCGGCTGGCATCTGGTAAGATGCACGAAAACGCCTAGCCAAATTATAATTCATCGCCGGCTCGTATTCAGGAGGAAAATTTATTGGCTCCTGTATATTCGTAAAGCGCGGCAAGACGCATTTGAACCCAACGTGAAGCTGATAGAGCCCAGACTGCGGAACCGGCCAAGGAAATAAAACACCAACGGGCCAAACCGGATCGTAAAAAATCCTCCACGGCAAAGTGCCAATGCTTTTTACGGTGATACGCGAATAATCTTCGTGTGATTGAATAATATCAAGCGGGATATCGACCGGAAACTGCGCAGGTCCCCCCGTATTGAGAAATCGCACAAATGCGTATTCAAGTCGGTCTGGCCGTGGATTTATATTGATATCCGCGTTAAGGCCGACATTGTAAGTCTGATTGCCGTTTGCAGTAACCGCATAATCCTGAATGCGGTAGATCATCCATCGCTTGCGTGCCCATTGGGCTAATAGCCAGTTTGCTTGGCGAAAGGCGCGATTTAGAATTGCGGCCTCAACTGCCTCATCAATGCCAACAATTCCGCCATCAACGAGCGCGTTAGTAAGAAGGTCCCCAACTTGATCTAACGGAATATTTCCGGCTTCGGCCGGAGGAGGGCCGGCCATTTAGTCGGTCTCTACCCACACGAACCATTTATCATCGGTTTCAACACGCGCAATCCGCAAAATCATTTTGCGCCTCTCAATCACATTTTTTACTACGCTGCTGAGCGCGTGAACATAAACACCGGATTTTGCGAGACTGATGGGCAACGTAACATAAAAGACTGTTTTGCCGAGATTTTTATGGGTCCATTCTGGATGGGATAACAATACCGGCTCTGTCTCATACATATGATTCAAGTTGGAGAAAGAATCCGTAACTGCCGCCACAAATTCATCCCGCGAGCCAAACTTGTTCCTAATCGGAAGAACAAGCGCGGCAGTCTCAGTTATTTGATGGCCGTTTAAACTCATGCGGCCTTCTGGACGCGCTCTTTCAAGGTTTCAAGCGACCAGCGATGATCAACCTTGAGGCCCTTGCGTTCGGCTTCGGCTTCCCATGCGGCGCGCTCTTGGTCAGGCGAGGCAGTCAGAGCGTTGCCAGCAGGAGACTCCGTTGTCTCATCGATGGTATCGATGGCCTCTTTCGTTTTCTGCCACGCCTGGAAAGCGAGGAATTCATCCCATTGTTTGGGATCAACCTTGTTAGGCGCGACGGAACCGCCCTGCTTCAATGCCGCGACGACAGCCGCAGTAACTTCCGGCAAGACCTGATCCAGCATTTGGCGATTGGCGGCACTCTGCGCCATCGGAGTTGCGATGTACTCCTTGCCGGTTTCCGGGTGTGCCGGATCATAATGGCGCTTTGCCGTGTAAGGCTTTGGGCGCCATTTGCTGTCCTCTTTCCAATCCCAGACATACTCCAAACCGAACTGCATACGTTCGTCCGCATCGGTCGGGCGATAACAGACACCAAGTTCTGCCGCCTCGTCGGCATTCTTGACGATGCGCGGCGGTTCGGTCGGATGATAAAGCCACGCCGGCCAGACTTGAGTCTTTGGATAAATCCGGTTGAAGTAATGCCTGATCTTTTTGATTTCACTTGGATCAGGCATTACAGGCTTTGGAGGGGGAGGATTAAAGGTAAGAACCTCTCCGTCGCCTGTAATGACTTTTGCGCCCTCGCCGGCAATCTCCGGGTCGAGATAGCCGACTTCTTTCTTGGGAGGTAGGACGAATGCCATGGTATTTCCTTTGGAAGCGTTAGAACGCAATCACTCGCTCTGATTTCCCGCATTGCCCGGATTCTTGGTGGGATACGGGTTCGCAGGATTAGCCTGAGATGGCACATTACGCGGGTTAATTCCGCCAGTTGTTCGGTTCTGATCGTACGATGCGCCAATGTTGAACTGCTCATCGTATTGGTCAGTTGCAGGACGCCCAACGGGGCCGCTATCATAGACGGAAGCGCGTGCGACAGGCGCGCCGAGTTGAGAGCCGAGACGTTCCCGCTGCTTTGTCGCAAGTTCGGCCGCCGCTTCTTCGGCTCGTTTTTCAATTTCTTGCTGTTCCACAACGCGGCGCTTTGCCTCTTCGGCTACCAGTTTTTCCTGTTCGGCGGCCGCTTCCTTGGCGAGCACCACGAGCTGTTCGCGCTTGATGCGTTCGACATCGGCATGAACGGCACGCTTGGTTGCGTCGTCGGCAACGACTTCCGGCTTTTCGTCCGACTTTTCCGCGCGCGCGCCGGTAGCGGCTTTTTCCTCGTCCTCATTATTGACCAGGACGGTGACTTCTCCAGTCACGCGATTGACGTGGCTATCGGCATATCCAGGCGTGCTGATACTTTCGGGAACTTTATCGTCGGGGTTGCGGACGACAACCGCGTTACCGTCGAATTCGGCGTTTCCGGTATCAGCCTTTTTTCGCACGATATGGCTATCGTGAACCTTGACCCATTTCGGCCATTCGTTGTGAATGGCAGGCGGGATAGGTGCCGGCACTACGCCAACAATGCCACCAGTTTCCTTATTGACGTGGAATCCAGTTGCCGGATCAACTTCGTGAAGTTCGGGATCAAACATTGTATTTCTCCTATGAATTTATTGGCCGACTTCTTTCGATTTCCACAGCAATGCGCATGAAAGATCGGAGATGGATCGAAAGCGTGGTTGCCCTGACGGTCGGCCAGCGTCTCAGGGTGAGGTCCGATCTTCCGGTAACTACGGCGTAGAATCCGCCACCTGAACGAGCCATTCGGGCCGAGGAACCCCCGATCCGAAGAGAATGTCCAACCTATCGATCGGCTGATCAGTTGTTGGCTCGTACACAACGAGACTCCGCATCGACAGCCGGTCATACTCATGGCGCGCAGCCGCGATGACGCCCTTTTCGTTTGGCGGAATCCAGAGCGGAGCAACCACGAGGGTAATCGCATCCGGAGCGTAAGCCATATTTTCGCGGTAGGTCACGCTGGCGTTGGCAAACGGGGTAATAACCGCGTTAGCAGCAGGCGATGCCGTCACCGTCTGGTATTGCTGCGGGGTGTAAGCGTTCCCGGCATACGGAGTTGACGATGCCGGCGGCACGATAGGCGGATAGAAAGTAAGCGTAGTTCCGCCATTCGCAACATTGGAAAGCGCAACAAACTGCGCCGCAACGCCCGTGGACGAATAGTTGATGCGGTTGACGCCATTCACACCGGCAATTGTGAAAATATCGCCAGCATTGATCGTGCCACTCAGAGCAGTGATCGTCAGAGCATTTCCGGTCTGTCCTGCGGTCGCGGAGACAGTCGCCGTGGTCGCCGAACCCGTGGTATGAGAAACAACCGACTGATCCTCGAACAACCGGAACTGCAACGCCTCATACATCATGCCGGTGTTGTACTGACGGCTGATGGATTCTACGGGGTTGAACAATCCGCGAAGTGCCTGCTGAATGCGCGTGTCCGAACGCGGCGCAAGCACGACCTTGCGCATACCCATCTCGCCGAAGTTCGGCGCGGAGTTTTCCTCCAAGATCGCGCGGGCGAGCGCAATCGGGCCGTCCGTGACCGGCAGGATGTTGTTGTTGGAATCGACGTTGGCGGTGATGTTGCGTGCCGCAGTCGCGGTATTCACCATCACTTGGAGAGCAACGTTGGCCGCCAAAGCGTTGACGCGCGGCAGAACGATGCGCTCCATGTAGTCGTCAACGTCCAACGTGGTTTCGGCCGAAGTAAAGGCCACATCCACATGGCGCTGCGTAGCGACGGCCAGCAAGAATTGCTGTTCCGTGGTGTCCTGGATTGAGATGCCAGGTCCGTCAGTGACGGTGTACTGGTTGGCATATCGGATACGCAACTGCGCTCCAATGCGAGCGCCTTCAATGCCGAATTGAGATTCGAATTGACGGCTCACATTCTGCAAAAAATAATTTGTATTCAAGAACATGCGCATCGAGTAGCGCGTGATCATTGAGGGGGTCAAAATATTGTTCGCCATCGGGATGGCTCCATAGGTCGTAGCGCCATCTCCACGGCGCATGAATGGGGATGCAGCGACGTGCTGCGGTTCAGGTTCGATCCCGAGTCGAACGAGAGTGCGGGTGTAGGATCGTGGAATACCGCTCCACGGCGCGGATGCTATCGGCGACGGCGATAGGGCCGTTTATATTTTTAGTTCAATTCCCAATTCACGCGCCCAAACAAATGGGTCTTTCGCGTTCTTACTGCAATTGCAGGCGGGACACAGACCTTGCAAGTTGCCGATGTCGTTTGAGCCACCAAGAAGCAGCGGCATAATGTGGTCGATATGTCGCTTTTTCTTGATGGAAATGCCGCAAGCGGCGCACAGCCAATTTTGGCTGCGAAGCATTTTAAGAATTTGGTCGGCGGTGTGCGATCCAGAAGCAGCCTTCCGCCGTGCAGTCCTGTTTCTTACAGACGTGCGGCGATGTTCGGGGTGTTTCAACGCCCAATTAAGAGCGGCCTGAACTCGCTTCTTGGGGTCTTTCAGATACCACTTGCGTTTTGTTTTTCGGATCGATTCTGGATTATTCTTAACCCAAGCAGCGCGATAATTCGGATGTCTGTCAAACCAATCTTTGACAAAGCGGTTCTTTAATTCAGGATTTTGGGCTGCCCATTTTCTCGTTCTGTCGTACTGACATTCAGAACATGCACAGTTAGAAACAAAACGGGGCGCAACATGACCATTTAGACACGGCTTACCGGTAAAATACCGCTTAAACCCACTCGCCTTGGCATCCAGATACGATATGATTTCATCAGCCATTTCGGGCGCTCCCGCGCTCGGTTTGGTTAGGGTCCGGCGGAGTGTTATCAGCACTCCACGGACCCGATTATATCATTGAATCAGTAGCTTGCAAGCCCTAGCGACGCCCTCGCACGGCACGCTCTTTCATTCGAGCCTCAAACTTGGCCGTGAACTGTTCATCCGTCGCTTCGTCACTATAACCGTCGATTTCTTTCGAAGATGACGGTTCAATAGGTGGAGGCGGCGCCGGTGCTTTGGAGACTTGCTTCGGAGGGGTTTTTGGTTCGACTTTGGGTTCCGGTGGAACAAACTTGCCATCCTCTCCCCTTACAGGCGCTTTTGCGGCAACGGCCATTTTAGTCAGCTCCACAATCCTTCGGTTTGGGTCCATGTTGACAAGCGAGACAGTCTTTTCGAGGTCTTGGGCTAAATCGTTCAGAAGAACATGCGCCTGATCGCCATCAACGGCCATAACCTGCGATACGAAACTGTCCTGATCGGCACCGACTGCGCCTAATGCTTTGATCGTATCCATGAATGATGGACCGAATTGCGCTAGGCCGTTGCTACGCACCTTGTCCACGTCGCGTGAGAAAACGAGTTGCGCAGCGCGGCGGTCAATGTCGTCTGCAGGTATCTCCTGAACCTGTGCAACGCGCTGGGATTCGGTAGGTTTATCGCCTTTTGATAGCCGTTCAGCCAAGGCCTCCGCATTGATACGGCGTGTACGCTCGGCTTCCAATTCTGCTTCGACGTTGCGTTTTTTTTCGCGCAAGTCCGCGACCACAGCCACAGGCACCATCTGCGGACGTTGCGGGGCTGGAGGTGGTAATTGAAGTTCTGGTTCGGCAACAGGCTCAACAACAACTGCGGGATCGACGGCCGCATCCGGAACGGCAGCTTCGCCGGGGGTATCAGACATTTATGATCCTCTTTAATGAACGCTGCGAGCGGTAGAACTTTTCAGCCAAGCACGGAAATTTGGTCGTGCGCCGAACTTATCCATGATGTTTTTGTTTTCTTTCTTATCGCCCTCGAATTGCTGTGTGCCGGGCGCGATCTGCAAACGATTGTCGGTTTCAGTGTTCTGCGCCATGCGGGCCTGCAGAATGAGCACCTTGAAGATACGCGCCTTGTCGTATTCCGACGTAAGCGGATCAGCGAGTTTTTCGGTGTACATCTGGCGTGTGGGCTCTACGAAATTGCGCCATTCTGATTCAGCAAAGTCATATTCGTTCGGCCAATTGACGCGGAATTTTGCGCTGCGATTCATACCGTGGAATTCACCAGCCATGCGCTTGGCGTCATCATAAAGCATCTTGAGAAGCGCCATGGCCTCCTGAGTGGTGATTAGTTCGCCGTTAATTTCGACTGTTTTTGTCATAACGTTGGCGGATTCATAAAATCTCTATACCCAGAGAGCATTATATAACAAAAGCCTGTAGCTCGTTTCTGTAAAGCGCTTGCCCACCATGAGCAGCGATCAAGAAAAGTTACTTTTTCACCCAGGAGTAGATGCCACCTAATGTATGGGGCGATGCTCAACGGCTTACGCAGTTCATGCCATGCATCGTGCACACGCATGCAAAATATATGGGATTTTTGTTTTAGCGTTAATTGATGGCATCCATCGCGCGCCTCTTCATCCCACATCGCCAAAAGCGCACGCTTGCTAGAAGTCTGCACTGGACATTTGAGTGAGTTTAACTCAGCCGTCATTTGCTCGGGCCTTTACCGGGATTCCAGTTCTTTTGCTCGCCCTGGATGCCGGCTTTCAATTCCTGGTTCTTGTCCTGCTGGTCAGGAGGGTAAACCCGATCCGGCATGGACGTGAGCGGCATGGGCTTCGGCGTGACGGTTTCGGCCATGGTTCACCTTGAATATTGCGTCACAAGAACTTCCTGCCATCCCGTGGAATAGCCCATGACGGGAGAGACAGGTGATTTATGTGCGGCGAGCAGTTCAATCAAACGATCATTGACGGCAATTAGCCTACCGCGCGTCTCGATTAGCTCGGCTAAGGTTGCCAGATGAGCGCGCTCGGAAGCTTCTAGTTCGTCCGCAGCATTACGAACGGCCGCGCGATCAACCTCGGTCAGCTTGCCTTCGTCTTGCGCGATGATGCGCAGAACATCGAAGGCGTTTGGAATGTCATTGAAAATTTGCGTTATCGGGTTCATTTGCGCTTCTTATCGACGCCTTTGATGGAGCCCTTATTTCGGCTTGCATAGAAAATCCGCTCGGCTTTCTTGTTGCCGTACTCTTTGTCCATAGCACGCTTGATCTTTTTGCCCTTTTTGGTGAGCGGCATTTACTGCCCCGTTCCATTGGTAGTCTGAGAATTGGCGCTATCGATTGCGCCTTGATTGGCCTGCTGAATGCTGTCGTAAATATGCTGATGGGCCATGGTATCCAGTTCATGTTCCATCTGCATTTTTTGCTGCGGTGTCAGGAGCAGTTCTTTAAGAGCCTTAATCTCGGCTTCCATGCGCTTGGTATCAGCATTGAACGACTCGACATCGCGCAATTCATCACGGCCACGGATTTTCAAGTTTGCATCAGCCAGCTTGGTCATAAGTTCGGAATTCAAGGCCGTAAGACGCTGGGTCTGCTGTTGCAGCGCCATGATTTGCGGGTCGGCGTTCTCGCTGAAAAGATAGGGCTTGAGGGCCTTGATTTCCTTTTGCAGCCGTTCGGCTATCTTGTCCGCTCCAGGCAAGTCGCTGTATTTGAAAATAATATCGGACGCGACGGCGGCAAGTTCTTTATTGGTCTGGAAGATGCCGGCATAGGCTTCCCACGCCTCTTCGCGCTTGGTGGCATAGTCTTTGCCCGGATCGGAGATGCACTCGTATTCACCGATCTTGGGGTTGAACGCGAGTTTGGCGGCCTCTTCGTCCTTTTTTTCGTGGTTTAGTTCCTGAACCGCCTCATCCTGGTTTGGATTTACGGTAATCCAATGCTTTTCGCCGTCCTCATCCTCAATCTGTAACGCGCGCTCCGTGTCGTATATCACCCGAATGAGGTCCAGCAGTTGAACGCCAATAAAGCGTTCCATGTCGTTCATGTGTTCAACAAAATGCCAAGTAGCTATATCACCTTGTTCTTTTCTGGTATCGAGCGCCCTGCCCGATTGGGGATATTGACCGTCGTTTTTTTCCATCTCGGCCTGCCACTGGCCGGAAATCATCTGCATCTGCCGTTCGGCATTTTGCATCGCGGTCTGGTAGGCCGCATTTGGTTGCGCTGGTTGAACGCGCTGCGGAGCGTCCAGTTTATTGCCTTCGTCGTCCCACTGATTATAGAGCAGGACCGCATAGGCATTGATATTTGCCGACTTCCAGCCCTCTTGTCCCTCTGTCGCCTCTGCGGACCCGATGAATGGCGATTTTGGCTGCAGCGCATTCATCTGAACATCCGTTGAGGCCGAAAAGTTCAGCATGCGTTGAGCGTCGATTAGTGGCCGCGTATGCCCTTTACGGTCCAACGTCGCGTCGATAACCAACTCTCGACCCACGCAGCGACAAATCGGAATATACTTACCGGCCCACTTTCCTTTGTCGATGATGGTGTCGCCAGCAATCAGAAACCACTCTACCTTATCATCTGAAACTTTGCGTGTTCCGCCATCGATCACACCGTTTTCGATGTCCTCAAGGAGAGCCTTGAAAATTACCTTTCCGGCCTCGTCCTTGATTTCGGAAGCTAGTTTCTCGACTTCGTTGCCGTCTGCTTCTTTGTACCAAACATAAGTGTCCGACTTCGGATTTTTGCGGTAATATTTGACCAGCATAATTTCCTTATCGGAAATCCAATCGGCAAACGCACTATCAACCGGAGCGGTCCCAACCTTATCCTTATACTCGGGATATTTACGGTTGAATTCCTTGCGCTGCATCCGCTCGAATACAAATCCGAAATTCGCGTCAGAGCCGTCCGGTTCACGAATCCACGGATCAAGATAGACTGCCGTTGGGTCGCGTGACGCCTTTAGATAAATATCCTGATCGCGCGTTTTATTTGATACATACGCAGTTTCAATCAGGACGTAGCCGATACCACCGTCAACCTGCTGTTCGTTCACTTTCCTGCGCTGCGCACTGTATTTTGAGATATACAAAATGCGACGGATGATACTGGAAAGAACCTGCGCTGACTTGTAGCTTGCTTTCCCGCCAGTAGGCCGGATTTTAACGCTCCAGCCATTTTTAGATATTTGGTTGATGATGAAGTCGTTATGAACCCGCGTATTGTTGATGGTCAGACACGGCAAGTCAGTCGAAGGCGAAGTGCGGTCCTCATATATTTTGGTCGGCCATTGCCACGCATTGCGCGCATCGCCATTGGCGAACTTGATATCTTCCCGCGTCCGTTCGTCCTGAACGCCCTGCCAATCCTTGCAGGCGTGATAACGTTCAACAGCCTCCTGAACGATACCAGCCTTACCCGGAAGCGGCGGATCGGTCTGGGTAGCACCAAAATCCATTACCGCATCCAGCCAGAACCGCGATTGGGTGATTGGTCGATGGTAGGTTCAACCGGAGCTTTGCCCGCATATGTGTTGATGGCGTTTGCCAATTCGTCAGCGCGCCAACGCGGATTCCACTCATTGGCTTTCTTAAAGCGGGCCGCTGCTTCCTCGATTATCTTCCGCTCATCCATCCTGCGCCTCGCTCGTTCGGCAAAGTATTGGTCGAATGGATTGGCGAAAGAGAGCCAGCCAGCCGCGCCATTTTCTTCATGGCGATCACAATGCCCTTTTCACCTTCGGACCAGGCCATCACAACAGCATCGCCCTTATCGGGAGAACGTCCAAGGCGTTCCGGCTTCTTCAAATCCTCTTTGGGCTCGATCAGTATGCCACGCGGTGTAAGTTTCCAACGCGCCGATGTCAGGTCCGCCAGGATTTGAGGATCATGAGGCAGTGCAATGGGGGAACCTCCGTCTTGGTCAGGGTCTAATGCCTCACGAAACCGCCATAAGGTTTCGCTGCGCTTGTTGACGAATTCCAGTTGCTTGTCTTTGGTGCGCTCAGTCGAAGCGTTGGCGGCGTTGAAACCACGAACATCGATTCCGTTGTCGTTCAAACGCTGCTTTGCAGCACCACCATAGCCGCCGCCCATGTCCATTACGATAATTGCATTGTTTCTGCGATTTTCGACAACCAGCGTGGCAATCTGTGATCCGGTTGGGGTTAGAATTCCAGGCCGCTCAATCAATGGTGCGTACCAAGGACCATAACGACAAGCGATAACTGTCCGGTCTGCGCCGCCTTGGGCAACGTCAACGCCCATAACGGTCATCAATGCGCCGTCAGGCGGGACTGGTTTCCATCGTTCCTGTGCCGCCCTTACCCATGCAGTCGGTATGACTTGCCATTCGTGATCTTCGCGGCCGACAACAAAATCGCCGTTTAGAAGTTGCGACCGAAGAGGCTCAGGAAGGGCCTGTATTTGTGCGCGATAGCCGGTGTTGGCGAGATAGGGATTATTCCGCAGCAGCGATTGAATGAATGTCCTGGTCTGCGGCTGGACGACTTCGGTATTGGCGTCGCCTTGTGCGATTTCATCCTCAGTCGCGTAGCGCCATTCCAACGCGCCTGTGAATACGATTGGTGCTCCGTCTGGCACCCAAACTGTTGTACCCTCACGATCAGGTCCCGTCACAGCCCAGCGCAGTTCACCTTGAACAGCAGGCTTCGGAAACTTCGGATCAAGCCAGGGCGCAAACCATTCGATCAGCCATTCGCCGTCACCACCGCTTGGCGGGTTGCTGGCGATGATAGCCCTACGCCTCTGTTTCGGGTTGACACTTCGCATCCAGCCTAGAACGAACCGGACTTTCAGCTTTGCGAGCTGAGCGCCTTCGTCAAAGCCGATAAAATCATGGGGACGGCCGCGCCAGCTTTCCTCCGAACCTGGTTTCTCAAGATGGCCGAGTTCTAAGAGTTTTCCGTCCCTTCGTAGTGTCTTAAGACTGCCATTCCAGCCATCGTAACCGGCCAGCGATAGAATGCGGTCCTCGATACCGCGCAAATCCGTGCTTTGCTTGCGGAAGATTACGCTGTTGTGGTGATTGTTGAGAGCTACACCACAGATAAGATCGGTCTTGCCGCCGCCTGCCCCTCCCCCGAACAGCATCAACTCGGCTTCGGAGTAATAAGCTTGTAACTGTGGTTCGTTACGCGGGTCGGGAAGCCATGCCGCGCGTAATTCCTTGGCCAATATCTGATCCAATTCGGCTTTTTGCCGTGAGTTTAGTCCCGCAATAAACGCCCGTGGATCAATTGGGTTAGCGTGCCCTTCATTGAACATCTAGATAAAGCGTGTCGCTAGATGTAGCACAGGTCGCAACAAAAGCATCCGAAGGTACAAACGGCCAATATCGCGTATAGGAACCGCCAGCCAATAACAGGATGGACTCGGCCTTCGTTGCATTCGCTGCGGTGATTGCGGTGCCACTTACTGTTCCAAATGCAATCCAGCAGCTATCGGAAGCGTTGTTGTTCTCAAGGGTGAGTGCTTGGCGCTGGACAGTTGTACCAAAATTCGACGGCAAAACCTGCTGGAAGGTATTTCCCGTCGTGATCGTGACGGAATCATTGACCGTTGACCGATTTATCGGTTTCCCAGATACAGCCGTCTGCGCGAAGGCAGACCCCGTAAAGAGGGCGAGCGCGAGTATTGCTGAAAATGATTTGAGCATGAACAGCCCCGCGCTCGCTGCAATTCACTTCGGCATAGCTGGCGTAACTTCCTTTTCCATCGGGGGCTTCGTGCCGCCCGGATCGGACTTTCCACCGCTCGCCGAAGGCTTCACCGTCCCTTGTCCGGCCTGATTGTTGAGCGCCATGGAAGTCCCGTTGATGGATTTGATTGAACCAATATCGTCAGCCATTGGTAGTCTCCTTGTGCATGTAGGGGATGAGATCGTCGGACGAACCGAATGATGGATTAAACCAGCCTATGCCAGCATAATGCAGGTCACAGCCGGTGCATTTTGGTATTGCTGCGGCAAATTCTTGGCGCCGCTCAAACTCGGCTATCCATTCCTCAAGATATTTCGAGTTAGGATCGAATTTCTTTGCGGCTTCCAGTTGGGCGATTGCGTAACTTGGCTGTTCCCACACATTCTCGCGAATAATAAATTGAGCCGGTGCCCTTCGGTATTCACGGTCGAACGGAAACAAACGCGCTGCGGATTCTAATTCGCCCGGAATCATGAGACTGCCGCCCTGGGTATAGTGATATTCGGCGAGCGACATGAAAATCGCGCACGCTATACCAACCTCTAGCAGCATGGCCCGCAATAATCCCGGCCAGAAACGCGGTGGCTGGATTGTGAAGCGGGAAGCCGAACATGGCGGTAATACCGAAGGCGATAAGAGCCAGTCTCTCACGCTCCTGCGCACGAAACAAAAGCATGACGGCCAAGAACGTTGCGAGGATAAAACCGGGAACACCAAGCTCGAATAAGATTTGGAGCGCGTCATTATGGGCACGGGAAGGCTGAACCTGCGTCGTATCAATCAGCGTGGCGAATTTCGGGAACGCTGAAACAAACGATCCAACGCCATTGCCGAAAAACGAAATCCCATTCCAAGTATCCCGCCATATAGAGATACGTTCCTCGCCGAGCGCGCCATGGAGCCATTTGAACCTTGCTAACGCAAATACACAGACAGCGAGTATCGGAATGACAGCGGTTGCACGCCATGACCATCGCTTGAGAGCGTATAGGACAGCACAGACCGCACCGGCTACCATCGCTGATCGACACTCACTCAAAACAAGTGACGGCAACACGCCTGCTGCGATAATCAGAGACACGCGGGATTGATCGACGGCAAGTGCAACGAGAACCAAAACACTGATTTCGCCAAGCGTGTTTGGATTAACGAATAAACCCGTAGCTTGAATAATGGACGGATAGACAGCGCCAACGTCGGAGAACCACGCCATGGACAGGCTGGACGGCACAAATTGCGAAATGACCGGACTGTAACCAAAGAACTGCAGGACACAGATCACAGACGATATCCACAGTCCTATTCCCATCCCGCGATAAATCGGCCGCGCATCGTCAACGCCGCATCCGATCAGGAACGCCAGTCCGATCAGGATCATTTGGCCTAGCGCAAACAGACCGTCGTAAGGAACTGGCGTCCATGCCAGCGACAATTCAGCCCAGATCAATAACGCAAAACCAAGCCAATGGATTTGATTTGGCTTTACGTTCACGAAGAATAGCGCAGTGGGCAAAGCTACGAGTAACGTCACCCACCGCGAAGTTTCTGCCGCCCCGGCCATCCCAGGCCAGAAAGTAGCGGCAACAATGAAGCCGAGAAATCCCAGCTTATTGAACCCGGAACCACGTCAACAGCGGGGAGTCATAGATGAAATCATAGTTGTACGCACCAGTGGTCGAAACCGTCAGCGCGGTCGGTGAATTGTTGATCGTAGTGCCCGGCGCTATCATCAAAAGTGACGTGATCGTATGGGTCGAAGCGAGACGGACCATCTGACCATTGAGCGGGGAGGCTGGTAGCGTAACGCTCAATGTCCCTACAGTCTGGGACGGATCAAGCAATTCGACATTGGTGTTGTTCGGGATAACAACGTTTGTGCCGGACAGCAAAGTGCTATAACCCTGAACATAATTGAACGCACCGCTGTCGAACAACAGAACCGGGATTGTCACGGTCTGCGGTGCCGCTGAACCAGTGAGCTGCGTATCGGCCGGGATGATTTCATTGCCGGTCAGGCCCACAGGGCCCGCAGGAACGGTCTGTGCGCAGATGGATGAGCCAGTGCCCTGCGTTGAACCAGGCGGCTGCAGGTACGGCGAGTTCGACGGCGATGCCGTACCGCTGACGGTGGACACGCAGAACGACGGTTCGCCGACTTGAGGCAGCGTTGACCAGTTTCCAGCACTATACGCCACGCCGCCAGTAACGAGGGCCAGCACGCCAGCGGCCACCGCAAGATGTCGCTTGTTCATATCGATCTCCTATTGCCGGTGGGCCGGCGGAAGGTTTAAGGATTCGAGCGCGCTTGACGGCGGCGATCAGGCCGAGGAATTCTTGATTGGTAAAAACAGGTCACAGTGGCGATCTTGCCTAACTAAGCCGACCACTCTTTTGCAGGCCGCTAGCTGGCCGTGTTCCTGTGAGACAAGGTCTGGATTCCAGCCACGGCATTTGTCGCAGTCGCGCGGGCCAAACCCGTAGTGAACTTCGTACTTTGCACGCTTGGAAGCGTCGATCACGCCAAGCTTGCGGAAGATTTCGAGGATTTCTTCGTCACGCTCTGTCGGTTGATCCAGAACCGGAGCGCACCACAAATCTTTCGGTGGATTTTTGATGTCCCGATGGTAGCAGCGCAACAGCGCAGGCCAGATCGTTCCTTCGTATCGTTTGATCTTTTCTACCGCATGAGTTCTGCCGAGTATCGCCAGAACGCCCTCATGCTCTTTGCGTAAGGCTCTGCGATGACACGGCAGATAATCGTCAACCGCATTATTCCCGTCAGCAATGCACTTTTCGGAATGTTCGTGGTCAAGCCAGCGATCTATAATTTGAAACGGTAGCAGGCCGGTGGCTTTGAATTCGCCGTCCATGACCTGTTGATACAAAACGCGGTCAATGTATTTGGTCTTGCGGTCAACTGAATTACCGCCGCCTGTTGGAATGTCGTGCTCGGTGTCGATCTTGTAGGATTGTTCAAATAGGCGTGGCGTATCCGCTTCGCCAAGGGCTGAATAGAGCGATGCGATGGATGCCTGGATTAGTTCGTCTTGCTCATCGCCGGATGGTCGGTGGCCGATGGACAATTTTCAAACCGCAGCCGGCCCGGATCGAACATCAATCCTTTTAATTTCAAACTCCTCCCCGTCAAATCTCACATAACCCGGCACAACATAAGACTCCGGTTCGTAAAGCTTGATAGCCAATCGGCCAATAAATACAGATAAGCTCAAAAGCATCCGCCATAAAACTCGCCTCATAACTTCACCTCATTAGGCGGCGGCTCAATCAATTTCGGCTGAGCATCGGCATGGCGTGCCGCTACCTCGCGAACCAAATCAGCATCGCTCATGTTCGCATCCTCCGGGATGATAAGCTTTGAGAGGATGTGAACAAGACGGCCAAGGATTTGCTGGCGGACGATGGCTTCTTTGCTCACGCCGTCTTACCCGCGTTCTTTGCCATGAATACCGCTAGTGCGCGGGCACGCTGCTCATCGGTCGCATCGCTGACACGGACAGGAGCGTGATCGTCATCGCCAACGATAGCTTGCGGAACCTTGCCGTCCATGCGGTCGTTGATTTCCCTAATGGCCGCCGTATCGCCGTTTATCCCTTTTTCGACAAGAGCATGAGCGACAAGACGCAAGCGCTTAATTGGTTTTGCGGACCCGTATGGGGCACCGTCCACTTCACGATGCAATTCAATCGAAAGCGCATCCCGCATTAGCTTGTCGGGCTTGCCGCCCTTCGATGCTGTTTTTCTGGCTGCCATGTTTAGCGACTAAATATTTGAAAGCGCCATCACTTCGCCCGCGCGGGGGCGTCAACCTGATCGGCCGAGTTGCCATTGAATTTGAACGGCGTAGCCAGTAGCAAAAATATTGCTGATAGCGGCTCGAAGAATGTCCGCGGCCCTTGGGGCGAACCCTGCCGCCTTCCGGGCAAACTCTATGGCTACAACGCTTCAATGTCGGATGCGGGTATTGTCATCCGTACAGAACGCTCGAATAGCTTTGTCTCTACGGTGATTTGCCCGCGCTTGTCAATTTCGATAATGGTGCCGACCAATTCCCGCAGCCCAAGCGTGAACCTGACGTTCTCGCCGACCTTGAAAGGAATTCCTTTTGCAGCCGCTACTACTGAGGCATTGAGAGCTTCTTCTATGCGCCGTAGGTTCGCCATGTCGTCGTCATTCAAAAACATTTTTGATCCGTCCGGGCGCTCGATAGTGCGAATGCCGGGGGTTTTCTCAATCAATTGCCAATTGGGGATAACGCCTGCTGATAGCGGCAGAAAAATATAACCGGCAATAACACTGCGCCAGCCGTCTATGCGGCGATGCCTATTGAGTTTACGGGTTCCCTTGTAGCGCGGCCAATAGGGCTGGTACTGGCGAAGCCTTAGCCAAAAACATGCTTTGCGCTCTGCATTTGATTCCGTCAGCAGCGCACACCACTTCTCAGCCGGCGCAATTTGATTACCGCTAAATTCGGTTGTTTCGGTGTCTTTCAACGCGAGTGCTCCGTGCATGTTAGGTCCTTGGTTTCATGAGAGGATATTGCGTCCTAAGACTCATCACGGTCACGCAATCGCCTCGACCTTTTGATTTGTGAGCATCTTCCGCTCAATCCGCGCCACGATCTGACCGGCCTCACGATCACTCGCCTGCCGAAAATGCGCGCCGCTTTCGTGGTCTAGCTGTTCAATTTCGGTGAGAATTGCCAAGATGTGCGCCCAAGGATCGATCACGGCGTCGCCGCCCCGTATTGCGGGGTAAAAATCCCCGTCTCAGGATCAACATTGAAAAAACAACTGCCGACTTTGCCAGCGCCGCGCTCCCGCACTTTGGCCGAAATAATCTTGGCGCTCTTTGCTTCAAAATCCCGCACGACAATCAAGCCGTTGTCGCATTTATTGTACCAGCTCATTGAGCCTTCAATATCCGATAAAAGTGGCGTCCTACCGCCATTTTCTGCTATTGCTTTAGTCGGGTGAGCGACAAGCATTAAAGCAATCCGATAAGCCCGGCAAAACTGTTTGAGATACATCAGGCAATATCGAATATAATCGGTCATAAGCACATCGCGCGGCTTAGCGTGCTCTAATTCATTCCATGGATCGATTACGACTAACCCAACCTCATCGCGCTTGATGGCAAGAACCGCTTTATTCAAAACCCAACTCAAGTCCTGCGGCTCATCATCAAAATTATCTGGCGTCGAGGATTGTACAAAACAGTTTTCAGCCTCGAACTCATCAAAGCCCGGTTTATTGCCCCAAATTCTGCGCAGAGTGGCGCGCAAATAGGGTTCATTTTCTGGTACGTAAAGAAGCGAGCGGACCTGATTAGTCCGCCATTGCTGAATTATTAGATTGAATAGGAACGTCGATTTTCCGTGCCCGGGGACGCCGCTGACAATCGTGAATTGGCCAGGATAGACACGCCAAATCTGATCAAGTTCCCACCAACCGGACGAGAGCGCCACGTCATCAACGGATTGTTCCTGCTGTACGTTTTTTAATGAGAAATACCCCCGCTGGCCATGCCTGTGAATCTTTTCGAGCTGCAATATGTTTTCTTCCGTCATAGCACACCCTCAATCCCGCTCATCAGCTTGAATTCGCCTTTGCCGACACGCTCTTTTGCCAATTTTGCCTCTCGATTTCGTTTAGCAAGCGCACCTTGAACGGCAAAAAACCAATGATCACTATTTTTCTGCGCAAAATCAGTAAGCGAAAGCAGTTCGGCGCGAAGATCAAGAAAAGAAAAAGCCTCCTTCCATTGCCAAAAATCTACGTTGGCCAGACGGATAACCCCGCTTTCAAATTCATATTTTTTGGGCGACGAAGCCGCGTCAGCGGCATCTTCTTCTCTTTCTTTCTCCCTTACACTTACCTTACCTTGGTGAACGTTACGATCTGATGTGGCTGCATCGTTACGTAGTTCGCTACGATCTTCTTTTGCCTTTCGTCTGGACTCCGTAGCGTTTGCGGTACGTTGTCGATAAGCATTTCGTTTGGCGTTTGCTTCGTTAGCTTTGATGGCGACGACTTGGTGGTATAGACGGCCATCCGAGCATTCGACAAAACCATGCAAAGCAATATCTCGAATCTTGCTCCAAGCTTTTACGTCGCGGCCAAAACCAGCATAATTAGCAAGCTTGGCGTCGTCATTGGGTAAGGATGCTGCTGGCACTTGATGCCAAGATACGCACCACAGCAGAACAGCCGCACGAAAGCCCTCCGCGCTCTCTTGGGAGGCTATGTCGCTATCGCGCAGCCGAACTACGTCCAGCGGCATGAACGGCATCGTGCGCAAATCCAAGTCTGATGGCGTAAGCGGTTCAATCGTCATCGCGCGGCCTTTATCTTTTCAACCATGCGATGTGCGACCGCCCCAACGGACTGCCAGTTATCCGATGGGTCTATTCGCCCGGTATATGGTGGCAAAGGATCGTCTAACGGAGGACCAAAAGGAGGATCGGCAAAAGGCGTAGCGGTAGTTCCGGTGCGAGCGCACTCGTAATGCTGAATATGACCACAAGGGAAACAACGGTCCCAAAATCGAAAGAAATTGCGTCCCGGCAGCGGGCTCCAAGCGGCAGAATGCTCAAAGCGTTGCATCAACTCGCGACACTTCGGGCATTGTTGGCCGCCAGGGATTGGTACGGAATGACGATCTGCGCTCGCGCTCACGTTGCTCTACCCTTTTTGCTCTTACTTACTGAACGCAACGCAATTACAAACGGTCGTGTGACTATGCTGAGATTAGGCAACCACTTTCCTAGAATGATCCAAACCTCTAATCTTCAAAGAAACTCCCAGTTCATAAGCTTTTATACGGGTAGCATTACGAGTCCGTCCTAAACGTGGAGCTAGGAATGAAACTGGAATCTTGGCGGCATATTTTTTTAAGAGCTTCACTTGATATTGTGACCACTGACGACGCTTACGCTTGGACATAACAAAACTCCTACGCTGCTTTAGCTTTTCTCACTTTCGCCATGCGACGACGATTTAATTCAAGTTCTGCTTCGGTCATGCGATTGGAACGGGAAAGATGCGCAATGCGATAATGATGTGCGCAGTAACTTTCCTCGCCAAACTTTTCTGCTCCGCAAAACATTATCGTGAGACCTTCGCCACTAACCGGCCAGCGACAATGGTGCGGATTTAAGTCGAAGAATGAGATTGGATCGCTGACCAGCTCAGGTTCCAAATCAACCAATGGCAACTGCACAGCTTTCACGCGCGCAAAGAGCCGATTGAGATTTTGTCCGTTGGAATGCGGCGGAATGCGTTTTTTGGGAACGAAGGTGTGGCCGTTGCCGTGTTTGCCGCGCCATAATCCTAGCCGATGCGCTTTGCCGATGGCGCTGCATCTGGTCGTCCCAAGATCGCGGGCGATTAGACCGAAGGAGGTGCCATCTTGATACAGCTCCTTCAATCGCTCAATGCGGTCATTAGTCCAATCAAAGTTGGCAGGCGCTGCGGAAAAATAATTGTGCATGGCGTCACTCCAACTCGAAATTTGATTTGTAGTGACGCGATGACGCGGGCGGCGCTGGACGATGCACGCGCTCTGGGCGCTCTTCCTTGCGAGTGGTTCGCGAAGGTGAACTGCCGCGAAGAGCGTTAAAATGAGTCTGGATAGAGCGAACGGAGCAACGAAGTTCTTTGGCAACAGCGATAGATTTTGCGCCGTCAATGCAGCGTTTTCTGATGTACGCGAGTTCGACCGTTGTAAAATGATCGTTCTTTCGGCGAAGTTTGGGCCAATCGTCCCGGCGTTTGCCCATCACGCCTTCCCCTCAACGGAAGAAAGCGCAACCCGATTATCGTTTGTTGATTTTGTAGTGCAGGCAGAGTTCACGCGCCGCGTCCAACTCACGCCACCATTGCGCATTAGAATTTTCCATGAGCGCACACAGCCAGGGATATTCCTGATCGCTACGGAGTAGCGCGCAAATGAGATGTGCTGGAGGAAGGCGGCCAGCCATGCGGTGCCACCGTTGATCGGCCTCATTTGGCCCCCTTTTCGGCCAATACCCGCATGCGGGCGGCAATGTAGGCTCTAAGGAGGTCGGCGAGTGTTGGTTTTGCTAGTGTTGTCAACGGCGTAGCTCCGTTTTGTCAGGCTATGGGCTACGCAAAACTTACAAAACTGTAGATTATTCAGATGTTTAGCAGGAAGTTATCCACAAATCCGCCATCATCTGTGCGGAGCGAGGATAGTGGGATATCGTTGAGGTCGGAATTAAGTGAGCCTCCGGCAGGGGAAGGCACGGCTGAGGGGTGTGCAATTGCCGGAGGCTCGCCGTCGCTCTTGGCTAGAAGGTTGACAGCGACGGATTCGGTTGGATGATCATCGGGGACTTCCGAGACTGCACGCACAGGCGGCGTTCTCTGTGGCTTTTCGTCAGAAAAATTTTTCTTGTTTATATCGAGGCCAAGCATCCCGGCGTATTGGGTGCTTTCGTCGGCGCGCTCCAATACCGTCTTAAGATGCTCCCCGCCCTCTTCATCAAGTATTTCGGCCTTTAGGATCGCTTTTAGCGCGCCCCAATCACCGCCCTCTCCCGCAACGAGCGCGCGTGTTTCCGAAAAATGGGTGGAGAGCGCGATTGCTTGCCGAAGGAAGGGGCGTTCTGTTTCGCGGATATTTTGGAGGAAGGCCCTGGAAATGGTCATTCGGCGACCTGCTCTTCTGGGGCAGGGAATACGTCAGGACGAAGCACATGACGCGGAACCCCACTGGCGGCCTCCACAGCCAATACCCGCGTAGCAGGCACCCGACGCCACCCAGCAATAGACGGCTGGGCTATGCCCAATGCCCTAGCTAGGGCAGCTTGGCTACCAACTGCTTCTATAGCCTGTTTTAGGGCCATTGCGGCATTGTCAGTGATTTCGCTCATTTCATTTATAGGCTATA